TTTGATGTTGACCAACCCTGGAAATTTGTTATTTCTGAAAAGATTTGCTCTTTAGAAAAACCTCTCCATTCTCTATGTAAATAAGGAAGTATTTGTAATGAAGATTTATCCCATTTTTGACCTTCTTCTTCTCTTTCTCTGATATAATCAGTAATTGATCTCATAACACCGATAGTAGGTGGAGCCATAATAATTTCACCGTGATTTTTTGTAGCTATAACATATGCTCTAGATTCTTCATCATAATACTTAGCAATTAATTCATCTTCTTTATGAAACTGTAAATTTTGTGTGACCAATTCAACAGATTCTTGAGCTTCACAACTACCTGTAGTACATTTTTTTTCCTTGACTGGCATCATTAATTTATTTTCACCATCTTTAAATGTAAGTTCCTTTATTTTAAGAATAACATAAACGCGATCTTCTTCAAGAATGTCCTTATATGAACCTTTAGTATTACCAAACATTACTCTAGTACATGATACTAATATAGTATTTAGTTTTTCATCAACATCTCTAATATTATTCTCATCAATAGTTGAAAAATCTCTTATTTCGCCTACTCTAGCAGCTCTAATAGTTAGATTTAAATCTTTACGATAAAACCTACCTTTAGATGGTAAATCGGTGAGCTCAAGTGATATATACCCAGCTGCATTTTGAATTCTTTGTATCTCAGGATCGTCAGGACCTATTACACCTGATCCTTTGTTAATGTCAACTTTACCTAAGTTGGTAATTTTTTCTTCAGGCTGCTGAGCTTCTTGTTGATTAATTCCTTCTGCTGCTGCAAATTCCTTTTTAATGTTTTCTTCGTGGTTATCCATTATTTAATTCTTTTATTTGTAATTATTTTATCAGTTGATGTTTCCTCGATTATATGTTCTACTATTAATTGCCTAACATATTTAGATACTGATTGTGGTTTGGTATTACTTTCCATTGATTTTTGAATAATAATACTATTTAAAGAATCTTCATCATCAGGCGTTATCAATACTTGTACTTTTCTTGTTAGCCTTCTTTTCTGAGGTATAGTTTCCTTAATACTTTCATTATATCCATATTTAGGATTATCTGATTTAAATTCCTTAATCCAAAATTCAACACGATCCATTATTTCACTTAATGGTGTTTTTCTATCAAAAGTTTCAAGAACTTCTTTAGTAAATGAATTTGTACCAAATTTTTTAATTGCTTGCTTTATATATTTACCCGTTCCTAAATTATGAGGATTATCATTCTCAGACATCCCAATAAATATCTTCCCATCTTTATTATTTTCAGTTTTAAATAGTATCATTTTATAATCTATAATTTATATTAATATATCAAAGTTTAAAGACAAAAAAAAACCAGCATAAAGCTGGTTTAAATTATTTTATAATTTTACTTTTAATGATGTTCTAAATTATAATCTAATTTCCTCCTACATTTTCTTCAACCCAATGATCACAACGATAAGTCATAGTTAATTCAGCAGGATCTGGTGTTTCATAGTTTAGTTCATCTACAAAATCAGGTTGCCCTGTTGGAAATACATCCTTAAGAGTAATTCTTCTATAAATATCACCTGCTCTATTATACTGAACAACAATCATACTACCAACATAATCTCTCTTAAGTCCCATTTCACCAGTTAAAGGATCATATGTTAATTTATACCAGTTTCTCATTTGGTTATAAATATAGTTTTCATTTGCTTCATTTAAGTTAAGAGTAAAATTAAGAGTTAAATCAGCAAATGTTTGTCCTGGCATACCTGCATATGAACGATCAGCAAATTTATATTTTTGTGCAATTGCATCAACTGCAGGATTTAAATTGTTTAAACCTCCTATAGTTTTAACATGCTCTAATAAAAGACCAGTGTCATCCCCGTTAGGAGTAAATATAGTAACCTCAAATAAATTAGGTTGTACTGGTTCAAATCGTTGACTGCTTGCCCTTGCTTGTGTATAATGTGGTAATGGCATATCTTATTTTATTTTTTTATTTATTTATTATTGGTTAATGATTTAATTTAACAAAGGTCATATTACAGACCTTTGTTTTTTATTTATTATTGAAAGTTTCCTGTACTAATTGCCCCAGTTCTTAAAATAGTGGTTCTTTGTACTAATACCTCCATTCCTCTAACAGGTTCAATAAAAGTATCCAGAATACCAATGTTTTGATCAATTACTTCAGGCGTGTTATTTGTTTCATCCATAACATTTCTAAAATCAAATACACCATCATCATTTTGTACTGTTGTAAGGAAGTTATCAGCAAGTGTCTTAATTTCCAATCTTGTTTGAGGTGTATTAAATTCAAACAAATAGTTTCTTAAAATTGCTTCGATACCATCTTGGATATAAATTACAACCTCTCTAACATTAATTGAACTTAATGCAGATCTTGTTGTTTGCTGTGCAGTTTTATTAGCAAAAATTGTAGGACCAGTTCCAGTTTGAAACACAATTGGGTTTAAACCAAACGGTTCTAAAAATTCACGATCTTCTTTATCTAGATTAATTTCTAACCCAACAACACCAGTTCCACCAACGACACCTCTACGAACACCTGCAACTAATGACCACGGTAGCGCATTTGCATATTTTGCAATAAAGTTATTTGAAACATAAGCAGCAGGTGGTACATTTATATTTTTACCTAAATCTCTTACTGTAATATTAGGAAAATAAAATGATCCCCAACTTGCACCTTGTGTAGGTGAAGGCAATGAATATCTAACTGATGGGTTTCTACTTAAATCTCCACCTTCTGATATAAACTTAGTTGATAATGCACCAGTTGAATCAGTAAATGAAGGGTCTGTATTATTTTTAAAGTCTTTTGCAGAAGGAGCATTTAATATTGCAAATGCGTTTTTTCTAGTTTGACATAAATTTGTAAATAATGATTTAGATCCACTTTCAATTCCATTTCCAAATGTATCAACTACATATCTAAAATTAATTACTTCTCTATCAGTAAGAGCTTTAAATAAATTAGTACCATTAAGTGTACCATTTAATATTTCATTTTGACGATCATTTGATCCATCAGGTACATGTTTTGTTGCATCTAATTTAAAACCATCAAATGTAAATACATTTAAGTAATCAACCCAACGATCAATAGGATAATATAATTCTACCTTTTTAATATTATTCACAGTGTCAACTGAAATTTCTGATTGGCATGTAACTAAGATAGCGGTTTGTCCTCCTGGTATTGAAGAATATTGTGCCGATGTTAAACCACCAGAAGTTTGATTAATTCTTGTTAATCTTGAATGTCCAGTAGAACCACCTTCATCATGTACCATATAATTACCTACATCTAAATCTGCAGCTTCTGGTGAATTAGAATTAATAAGAACTTGGTTAGGTTTAAGTTTAGTATCAGTTGTATAATCTGATATAATATCTATAGTTGTATTTAAAGAACCTTTCAGTGTTTGTATGTTTAAACAATTTGCAGATACAGTGTTACCTAAAGTATTAAGAAATAAACCAGCACCATCGATATTAAATTGGGTAATTGGTGTTACGTTTGTAAATGAGTCTTCTTCGTACGGTGTAATTTTAACCGAAGGTAAATTATAATTTGAATCTGATATTGCAATTGCATTAGCAGATCCTGTAGGTGATGCTATATGAATATAATTATATGCAATTTCATTAAATACTAAATATGATGTATATTGTTGACCACCTACTTCATATACTGCCTCATCACCATCAGTAAGAATACCATTAGTAAAATTAGTATAAAGATCACTACCATAAGATCCTATAATATTTGATGTTGGTGCAGTACCGTTCCATTCTTGTGCTATAATACTAAAGTCAGATTCATTAATATATGAAAGTACTGTACCTGGTGCTGTTGGAAAACTGCTAGCAGAAGTACCAACTCCAGATAATGTAATAGTAGCAACAGTAGGTGTTACATTAACATTAATAACTGGAACATATACATTATTTACAGTATCATATAAATAAGTACCTACTGTCGTAGCAGTATTAGATGTCATATCAGCTAATACATCATAAAGAGTGCTACCAGTAATATCTTGTACTTGTATTTGAATGTTACCGTTTGACAGTGTAGTAACTGAAATTGAATCAGCTCCGCTTAATGTTTGGGTATTAACAGTTGCTGTATTTCTACATTCCTCAATATCAGAAACTATAGTTTCATGATATGATAAGAAATTAACATCTCCTTGGAATGATGTTGATTGTGTATACTCAATATTATGACCAACTAAATCAATACCACCAGCAACACCATCAATTAAAAAGTCACCGCTAAATAAATCTTCATTAACTGCACAGAATAACCCTGTAGTTGCAGAGTCTGCATTTATTACTTTTTCAATAAATAAATTATTACCAACTAAATCAACAAAGTCAGGTAAAAGAGATGCAGTATAAGAAGCAATTAAATTAACCTCTCCTAAATTAAAAAATTCTGCTAATTGTGTATCAGTTTCATCTGATGAAAATTTTCTTCTCTGTAAACCTTTTGTCGGATCAAAATAATCTTGAAATATTGGATCTGCTGAAAATCTATCATAAGGTTGAGATTGTGTAAAATCACCACCAAAGTTTCCTTCAATTACAAAAACATCAACCATAAAGTCAGATACCAAACTATCTTTATTTAAAAAGCCTGGTACATTTGCAGAACCGTACCATTCATCAACAGTAACATTAAATCCTCCTACATTTTGTGGCGCAGCCTTTTTAACAATAACAGATATTGGATTTTTACCTAAATTAGTAAAATCTAAAAGGTCATTAGTAGTTGTAGAGTTAATTGAATCTCTATTAACTGCTGGTGTAACGTTATTTAAAAATGCTTCAGAGTCTGGAAACCAAAACTTGTCTTGATTATAAAATTTAGAATATTCAGCAATTGAAGCTATATTAGATTGTGCATCAGGTGTAGCTGCAGTTGCCATTTTCATATACTGGCTCTTATCATCTGAATCAAGAGATAGAAGATTAAGTGCCAATATTGGACCTCTTTCTAAAGCTGATAAACAACTCCTATGAAAGTAAGAATCCTTTTTTTCTAAGTTTCTATCAATTTCTCCAAATATTTGTTTAAAGAATGAAGAATCTGGAATAAAAACAGGTGTATTAAAAGGTCCTTTTTTAGAAAAACCGACAACTAATCTCGTTTGATTCGCTGGAACTCCTACTACTTGGCTCTTATCGAATTCAAACCTGTATGTCCCTGATGCTTTTATTGAAGCTATTTGTGGATCTAGTGCCATCTTATATTATATTTTTTTAGTTTTTTTATATATCTACCACATTAAGATAATTTATACCAAATCGTATATATCATAATTGAGATCCCCACCCTTTGAATCCCTTTCAAGAATTTCATCAATTTTAAATTGTATATCCGGATCAATTAAATCATATAATTCTTCAACAAATTCAGAAAAGTCGGTAGTGGTAAAAAATTCAGATGAATTTATACTTGTCATAATAAGATCATCATGACCTAACTGCCCTGCATATGATCCATTTGGTAATTTTCCAAATGTACCTGCTTCTTTAACAGTTTTCTTTTCGTTTAGTATTATTTTATTTTGTGATACATATTTTTTAAAATTTTGGCAAAATATAGGTTTATTATCTTTCTTTACCTTTAAGCCAAAATCTTTAGATCTTGCATCAACACGATGCTTAAATTTAACAATAGTTTCTTCATCAAAATTATTTCTTCTAGGAAATACAGTTTCTAATCTTTTTATTAATTCAGATCCAAACATATTCCATTCTATAATAAGTTTTAAATTTTCAGAATAAAACATATCAAATCCTATTGTATAGAGTATTTTTGCAAAATCCTCAATAGTGTGCTGATTACTTCTAAAAACACCTATTTGTCTTATTCTAAAAAAGTCAACAAAAGCACCTGGTGTAATTATTTTTTTAAAATCAGATGAATCCATTACCTCAATTTTAAACATATTAATGATAGAATAATCCCCACCATTTCCTTCTGCTAAATCAACTGAAAATACCCAATAGTTTGAGTCATCAGCAGGATCATTTTCAACATCAAAATTAGGATCCCATTTTAAACCACTATAATCTAAACCAATGTCTTCTAATTCTGGTATGTCATAAAAAATAAATTCCTTTTGGTTTATTGCTAACTTCTTTAAACTATCAGCACTTAATAATAGAGAAGAACTTGCTATAAACTGATTACCATATTGTCTATTAAATGCTTCTTCATCACCTAAATTAGCAACTTCATTTTTCATCCACTCTTCATCTCGTCCAGGCACATCCCACCAATCAATTTTAAAAGGTACATATTCACTCCTACCTGCTTCAGCAGCAGAATAGATATCATAAAATTTATTAAAACCATTTGGTGTACTGGTTATAATTACTTTTGAGTTTTTAGAAGCAGAAACAGTAGGATATACGTTTTCGTAAAAAGTGTTAACAAAATTATTTGGTATATGGGCAAACTCATCCATAAACAATAGGTGAATAGTAAAACCAATTGCAGCTTTCTTTGTTGTGGTTTGTCCAATGATCCTACAACCATTATCAAATTTAGTGTTAAATACATCCCATTTTAAAATACCAGGCTTTAAAAAGAAAGGTAAATGTTCTAATATTGTTTTACCCTTATCAATAATTTCAGATGTTGTACTACCTTTATTTGACAGTATTAAAGAATTTTTATCAAAATTAAAAAGAGAATACCATGCAATAAAAATAGAAGATCCTATCGTGTTATGTGAAAGTATATCATTGCTCCAGTATCTATGATTAGGGTTATCCACAGTTACATCAAACATAGAAACACTTTGCTTATATTTAATTAATTGTGTAACTTCAACAGGCCCTTCTCGGGTCATAATATAATCACCAACAATTAAATCTCGTATAAATACTTCATTTAATTTTTCAGTAAATAAGATATGATTATCAGCCCCTTCAAGATACATGCCATTATTAAGCTTAACTTTCCAAATATCATAAGGTTGTGTTTTATGAACATGTGTAATTCTTTCCCAACCGGTATCAGTATCAATTCTAACATCATAAATATTAATTGTATTCATAATCTTTTTATTAATATCATTTTGATCTAAATCAACTGAACGATATTCAATAGTTTCTATAAATCCAATGAGTATCAGAATTATACCTTTTAGTAAATTAATCATTATCTATAAATTTTTTACAATTGTCTAAGACTCTTTCATGATTATTTAACCAATCATGCTCCCAAACAATTAAGACTTGATATCCATACATTTCAGCAGTTTTAACTTTTTCTTTATCATATTCCCAAATCTCAGTAGCAGTTAAACTTTTATTTTTGTTAAAATAATCTGCCTCATATAGTTTAGGGTTACAATGCCAATAGTCGCCATTAAATTCTATGATCTTTTTATTATATGTAAAATCATATGAATATGCTTTTTGTGTTTCCTTATTTTTAATCCATTTTTCTTTTTGTGGTATTTCTATTTTTAAATATTCACAAAGTTCTTTTATAATTGAATTTGCAAACTTACTACTAGGGCTACGACCATCACCTTCCCTTTCAAAAGTTTCGTATAAAGATTTTTTCCACCTTTCTTGTCTTTCCTTAAATTTTTGAATACCTTTTTCTTTACCCCATTTTTGTATACATTTTTCTAATGTAAAGGTAGTTTGTCTTTCTTTTAATTTTTCTCTAGCATCTTCTTTAGAATAACCTTTGTTTAACCACCATTCCAATTGTGTACTTGTTATTCTTTTTGACCAATCGATAGATTCTAAAAAAGTATCACGATCATTTAAGTTTTTATGGTTTTTAAAATTTTCTGAAAATGGACTTCTTTTTTGTCTTTCTTGTAATGTAGTTTTTGATTTATGATTAGGATTTCTTTTGCCTTTAATTGCATTACTAGCCATTTTTCTGTATTTAGGATCCTTCATATGAATACCTGAATTTTTAGAAGTGGCTTGTTTATCTTTTTTACATGCAAGTTGAGCACCTGGAAATTCATTAAGATAATCTTGTGTAGTTTTACCTGGGTGCATAGATCTCATCCATGCTCCGTAAATTCTTGGTGTTGCATAACCATTCCACTTATCAATTACATAGTCATCACCTTCGATACCTTGTTTAAGTTTTTCTTGGTTTCTAATAAAAGATGCATTATTTTTACATTTAGTACTACAATAAGTTGATCTATTATTTTTAGCTTGATATTTTTCTTGGCACTGTTTACAAATCTTTTCCATATAATCTTTATTTTATTATATATTTAAGACTCTTCTTGCTTTCTGTCAAATGAATCTAACCAAGTATAAGCTTTCCATAAAGACCATTTAATTTTTTCAATTAAAGTAAGTGGTCTTTGTAGTTTAAGTGTTTCAAAATATAAATTTCCTATTGTAGTTTTAATTCCTTTACCGTTCTTTAAAACTATAATCTCGGTGGAAAATGTAAGACATTTTCCAACCTGCCTACTAGCTAGACAAATATTAAATCTCTCATCTTGAAACTGTCTTAACATATCCTCTTGATAAGGCCTAAGGGTTATTGTCTGCAACCCCTCATCAGTCATAACAGTACAATAATTATTTGCAAAGTAAACTATATCCCTTGCACATTTTTGTATTTCTCTTAATTCATGGTCAGTATACTCAAAAACTATATTTCCTTTTCGTAAATTTGTATTACCTTCATAAAACGGAGTAGATTTTGGTTTATACCCATCTTCTATTGCAGCCATTAACTGCTCTACTTTTTTAGAAGACCATGAAAAAGATTCAGCTCCTTTTTTAATTGTTAGCTCAAATCCTGCACTATTTGCTTGTGGTTTTTGCATTTATTATTCATTACTTTCAACAATACACATAATATTATTTATATGAATCATTTCCATTTCAACATCATTAAGAATCATCGGTGTTCCTTTTCCTAAATTTTTCATTATAACGTCTCCTTTTTTTACTTGGTCACATTCTCCGCAAGCCAAAACAGTTGCCATGCGATTCCATTTTTCGCTTTTTGGTATAATGATACCACCTTTAGTAACCTTTTCTTCTTGTTTAAAATCTTTAACAAGAATATAATTATTCAACATCTTCACTTGAATCAACATCTTGTATGTTTTCATTTTTTATACTACTTTGTAAAGCTTTCATTAAATCTTTGGTTCCTCTAGACTTTGCACCATTACCTTTAGACTTATTAGAGCTTGATGACTGATTTTGATAAACATCCAAGTCTCTAGACATTTTTTTAGCATTTTCTTCAACTGCCACCATATACATAGTTTGACTTTTAATAATATCTAACAATGTTCTTTGTAAGTCACTTAAAACTTCAAACATCCTAGGTGCAACATCCCCTTCATTTATAGTGTCCATTAATATAGTAATTGCATGTTCACTATTTTCCATTTGCCTAATTAACATACTTAAGGCCGTGGTATCTATTTTTTGTTTAGCCTTTATATACTCATGCTCTTCAATAATTTCTTCACTTAAATAAAATTTAAGAAGACTTCCCATTACTTTTGTGGCTTTCTTTTTTGCTTTTTGAATACCTACAAATTGCGTTGTTTCTGCCTTTACTTTATCTAATTCATGAGTCTCATTTAACCCTTCAACTTCATTAGGTAAGTCATACCCAATTAAGTCGTCAAGTGATGATCTTAATTCTTCTTTAGATTCTTCTTTCATTATGTAAGTTATTTAGATTATATATTACATATATAAAAAAGCTTTTACGGCTAGAATAGATATCTATTTGCTGAATTATTTTATATTACCTTGGGTTTTCTACTCTTTCTAATCTCAGCTGTGGTGTAGCATTATCTAAAATTAGAGTAAGACTGGTATCATTAACAACATATTGGCTTAATATATTTTTATGTTCCTCTTCTTCAATAGGAGATTTCCATAATCTTATATTTGTTAAATCAGTATTACTTGCAATAAGCTTCCATTCTAACCCTTGTGGTACCGTCATATCAGATGGTGTAATTGTATGAGAATAGGTTTTAACTATACCTCCATCTCTTTTACTATTGTTAGTAGGTACATTTATTTTATAAACAAATAAACTTAATTGTTTTGCCAAATTATTTATATTAATAACAAAAGAATACCAGTTATCTTTATTTAATGATTCTGAGTTTTTAGATACATTAAACTTGTAAGATTTATTTCCTATATGAATTATAACCCAATTTGGTGTGTATGTAATACTAAAATAAATATTAGGATTCGTTGTATTATCTTCATATTTAATAAATGTATTATGAGATTCTTTATTAAATCTAGGTGTACCTAATGTTAAATTATCAATATATGGAACATTAAGAGTAATACTATTTTCATTTATAGATTTTACCTGATGAATTCCATTATATGATTTAGTACCTTTTACAGAAACCCAATCATTTACTTTTATTTTTTTGTTAGTGTTAGTAGGCAACCCTGGAGTTTCAAATATGACACCGTCACCTGAATCAGTAATATTTGAAATTAATATATTACTACCTATCGGATTATTATATTTAGGCCTAATCCATGAAGTAAAAGATCTTGAATCATCTGAACTCCACCCTTCAGTATATCTATATACTACACTTTCATCACCAATATTCATAGATGATAAATCATAATGATACTTTGAAATAACAGTCCATTGATTATAAACCTTTTCTTCTTTAATAATTAAGTTTTTATCAAGGATTCTTCTAACATAATCATTATTAAGAGTACCTATCGTATTATATTGATTAGGTTTTCTTGTATCTTCAAATTCCGTATTTCTTTCTTTTTCAAAAATATCAAGACTGGTAACTATTTCATCTTTTTCTTCCTCAATATGTTTATCAGGATATTGTACAGCAGTTCTTTGTTGGTATGCAACAAGACTAACTCTCCAGTAAGCACCTTCATATAAAAAATCATCAGATTCAGCTACTGCGTCGATTTCATACATTTTATTAAGATACTGTTCAAAATATAAATAGTCTCTCATTTGTGGCCTTGAACCAATACCAAATATTTTTTCAAATTCACTTTTTACAATATGAATTTCAAATTGTGTTGGGTAATCCATCATAAGAGGATTAAATTGAATTGCCCTAGTAGGTAATTCATTATCAGGTACTAGTATTTTAATATCATTGCTTTTAATAACATTAAATAATGAATATTCTTTTAATATGACATCTTTACTTCTTTGGTCTGCTTCCGTTTTGAAATATTTAACACAAAAGCCAAAAATGCTATTGACGGTTGATGATAATTGTTTATATGCTTGGCTTGCCCTACTTAAATCATAAGGATTCCAAGGTTCTTCACAACAGCTTATTGCTAAATTTTGTGAACCTGTAAGATTTTGACTATCACAGCAACTTATTTGTGGTATTTGTGAAATTTTACCAGAATCTGTAACAATTTCTAGCGAAATAGAATTAAATTCTAAATCACCATCGCCCACCTGTTCATACTTATATTCAATCCAAAAAGGATTATTTGGATCTAATGATAAAGCTTTTAAATGAGCATCTGTTAAACTAATCCAGTCAGAATATGATACACCATCGATACCCCACCTAAACAGCTTATTAAAATAAAGATCAGTTGTTTCTCCTCTTATAGAATCTTCATAACTAATGATCTCTACTATATTATTATAAGGTTCATTGAGACTTATAAGTAATGCATCTCCGTTTTCTGTTGTATTAGATCCGTTTACAGCCATTAAATTTATGAATTAATTTGAGTGTAAGATTCTTTTTCTATAGATGATTTATTTTCTCTAAAAGTTTCACCTATAATATACGATCCTACAAAGGGAGTTAATGCAGCAAAATAAGCACTAGAACCTTTTAAATCTCCACTATTGTATATAACCCAACCACCTACAGTTGCCCATATAAGAATAACTAAATAAGTTAATAATTCTCTTTTGCTATTTGATCCTTTTTTAAGTATTGAAGAACTGGTACTTTTTCTTTTAGTTTCACCAAAGATATAAGCAGCAATAAAACCAGTAAGTGAAATAAAATATGCAGCTAAATCTTTAAAGTTAGTTCCGTAATAAGATGCAAATATTCCCATTCCTACCCAAAGTAAAATAACAATATAAGTCATAGACTCTCGTTTTGAATTGAAATACTTATTTAAAAAATTTGACATAACTCTACTTTTTATTTATATATTCTTTAGTAGATAGTATAGTCAGTTTTAATTAAGAGTACAGGATTATCTTCATCTATTTTATGATCAATCATGCTAAGAATATCATCAGAAATAGAAACTAATGAAGGATTAAAAACACTGGATGTTAATATATCAATAAAATCGGATGCTTTTATATAAAAATAAGAAGATCTATTTAAAAAATTATTATCAATTATACTTAAACTAATAAGCATCATATTAAATAAGTCTAATTTTTCTCTTCCTAATAAACTAGGTAAATCAACATACCCTTCTTTTATTTTATAGTAAAAGTTTAAAACTTCTTGTTTATTAAACTTTGATAACCTAGAGTACTCTTTATCATGTGAAATGTTAAAAGATACCCAGTCTAAATTAACTAAGCTTTCTATAATATTAAATAAAAAATAAATTGAGTTAGGTTTAAAGTTAGGATTACCTTCTTGGTTTTTAATTCTTTTAATTTCTGCTCTTAATCTAGATGATGATTTAATAGAATTTATAAAGTCTTCCTTTTTTATTTTATAAGTATCAGATGTAGAAGAATAGTTTTTACATTCTTTTAATACTCTGGAAATTATAACACTATCAATATAATCATATTTATATAATGTAAAGCTAATGTGTGTAGGTATAGTTAATTGAAATTTTTCAGTTATCATCATTACCCATTTGTTTTTCTAATGTTTTTATAGATTTTTTAGTTTCAGTAGGAAAAAACCGTAAAGCTTCTTCAAACTCTCTCTTACCTATTTGATTAATTCTAAGATATTCATTAACAACAGTTTGATTAGGTTTCCACTCGGTACTCTTAGGTACTTTTTTTACTTTAGTGTAAATAAAACCAGGTACTCTATTAAATTTAGAACCTATCATTCTCCAACATTCAGCTTGACCTACTGGGTCAGTTTTCATTATATTAAATAGACTTGCTTGCGTTGGGAATTTAATGCTCATAAATCTTCTAATCATAAACTCGTTTTTAGATTTATCATAATTTGTTAATTTGTCCCATTGTGCATCAGTACCAAAGAGTACCTTTATATAATCAAATAATTTCATTGTTTTTATATTTATATGTTATGAATATTGTTTAGTTTAAAAACAAAAAGCGACAGCATTAATACTATCGCTTGTTTAATATATTTTTTTAATTTTTAAAATATTTTGCCTTTTGATTTTTTATCTTTAATAAATGACCATGAATCATCATTATCATCATCATCATCTTCATTTAATATTTTGGCTGACATATCAATAGGTGATTTAGCATGTTCTGTATTTTCTAATAGTTTATCCATAGTAGATATACCCTTGAGATCAACTAAATCATAATTCATTTTAGTTTCAATTGTTTTAAACATTTCATCTAATATACTTTCTGGTATAGTTTTAGAATTTAAGATCATTAAGCTTATATTATTTTTGATATTAACCAAAATTTGTTCTGGGCTCATATGAGTAGCTTTCATAACTTTTACTAAGATATTTCTAAGGTCTATTAAACAATCTTCATTAAATAAGTAAAGTATATTAAGGTCATTATGTTTCTTCTTAAATTCAGTTACAATAGCTTGTGCCTTTTTTTCACTGATTCTATAAGTACGACTCTTACCATCTTTTGAAGTTTTCTTGTACCAATATGCAGATGGTACATTATCACCAGAGTCACCTGTTAAAACTTTACAAAAACTAAATTCTTTTATATCAATTTCATCAACAGTAATCTTTTTACGACTAATAAATTGATTTAATAATTTTTTAACTCTATTTTCTGGTGATATTTGGGTTTTTAAAGAATCAAATAAATCTATATTATCTTTTTCAGTTTCTTCTGTTGAGTTTAACCAATTAGAAAATCCTTGATATGTATATAATTTTTTGTTAACTGGTGAAAATAAAATAGTATGGCAACCATTTAATTGATTATAATTAACCAATTGAATAAGATCACGATCTCCTGTAAATAGTATAACTGATTTTTCTTGTGATATACATTCGGTATTCCATGCATACATAAGATCATCACCTTCAGCACCATCAACCTTACTAATAATAACGCCTTTACGAGCAAGTATTTGTTTAAATTCTTCGGTTACATTAGAAAAATTATTCCAATTAATTTTATTATTAGGTTCACGATTTCCTTTATAATCTGCATCTGGGTAAAAATCTTTACGCCATGACCTGGAATCTAAAGTCCAGACGACATTATCAATTAAACCCTCAAATAATCTGATTTGATATGAAAGATCAGTTGATAGCTTACGAATATAAACACTCATATCTTTTTTAGTTCCTAAGATATCTTTACCTTTAGCAGGTTTAGGTAATACGTGTAAAGTTCTAAATAAGAAATAATTACCGTCTATTACTAGTGTATGCCTTCCGTTTTTTCTCATAGTATGTTTATTTTATATAAATATAACAAATTAAGGTCTGAATTGAAAATTTTTCTCTAAAAAAATTCTCTCAATTTCAGATTCATCAGTTATTCCTATATTAATTTTATCCTTTTTAAAGTGTACCCAGTGCTGGACTGCTTGTCCTAATTCTAATGAATTTGGGTATTTAGATATTAATGCATTTAAAAATTCATTTCTCATAATATATTTTTAAGAGTTAACAATAGTTTGAATTTCATAGCAGCATGCAAGCATACAAACTACAGGGTCAATTACAATATGTCTTTGTGACTGATACTTTGCAACACATACAACTATTTGGGGTATAAGAGATATACTAGCGGGTCTTTCTTGTTTAATGTATTCAATAAATTCAGCACCTAATGATTGTAAAACTTCATCTACTCTATTTGAATAATTTGAAACCATGTGTTTATAATTTTGAACAGGGTCAGTATTATCCATTATTAATTCATACACATCTTTATAAACTGAATTAAACTTCTTAATGTCATTAACAGTAACCTCATCTTTCCCTTGTGATTTAAATCCTTGTATGGTATTTAACATATTTCTTAAATCAGGAAACTTTCTTTTTACTAATTCAACAGCTGCAAACTTATCAATTTTTAAATCTTCTTCTTTACATATACTAAGAATTCTCATGATGTACCCTTTCATGATTTCAGATTCTTCTTCTTTAGAAAAATCAAAATCAATCATTTCAAATCTTGATTGTATTGGATCTGGTACTTTATTAATATAATTACATGTAGCAACAAACCTAGCATTCACTGAAAATTGATCCATTGTTGCACGAAGTGCTTTAAAAAATTGATCAGATACTCCATCAATTTCATCAAGAATAATAACTTTCATTTTACCTGGTTCATCCATAATAGAACGATTTGCACAAAAATCAGTAATACGATTTCTAACAATATCAACTGATGTATCTGTTGATGCATTAATATAAAGAAATGGGTGATTAAAATGTTTTACTAATGCCTTAGCCGCAGATGTTTTACCAGTACCAGGACTACCATACAATAATAAATGCTGGTATACACCTTTTTCTAATTTACTTTTTACTCTATTAGGAGTAATAAGATCATCTAAATTTTTAGGTCTGTATTTTTCAGTAAGAAGAAAATTTTGAATATTTTTCATTTATCTATATTTTTATTTTTATATGGACAAAACTCTATTTGGTTTATGTTAATAAATAAACTATATGGCAAACACAATAAAAAAAATAATGACTAATCCTAAAAAGATTCCAAAATCAAGAGTAAGGAGACGAGGAATAAGAAGTTTAGAGAAGGCTAAAAGAAAAACTACTAAAACACCAACAGTTATATCACCTAATAATTTAAAGAGGAATAGGCCTCGTAGAAACCCATCTAACTTAACATACTCTTCTGTTATTCCAATATTTAAAGGAAAAACTGTATATGTAATAGGTGGAGGTCCATCATTACAAGGTTTTAATTGGAATTCATTATCCAATAAATCAGTAATAGCAATCAATAAGTCATTTATGTCAATACCAACTGCACAAGTAATATATTGGACTGATGCTAGGTTTTATAGATGGTATAAAAAAGATATTGATGCATCAAATGCAGTAAAATATACAATTAATTCAGGTGCACCTTATACTAATGACGTAAGACTATTAAAAAAAGGTATTAGACACGGTTTGGAAACTGATAATAGATCATTAGCACATGGTGATAATAGTGGATATGCAGCAATAAATTTAGCATACCACCTAGGAGCAACTAGAATAGTCTTGTTAGGTTTTGATATGGGAGGAAATGGAAATAAAACACATTTTCATGATGGATACCCAGTTAATCCTACTAGCAAACATATTTATGAAAAAAGGTTTGTTGTTTCATTTCCACATATTGCAGAAGAATTAAAAAAGAAAGGTATTAAAGTATATAATGCATCAGAAAGAAGTACTCTTACATGTTTTACTAAAATATCATTAGAAAAATGTTTATCTCTTTGATGATTTTTTTGCATAATTTATAAATTCACGTTGCTCCCTTCTTAATAGACCTTTACAATGTTTCATAAACTTATTAGTAGAATCTATAATTCTTTGGTCAATTTGTTTATTTTTTGAATTATGAGATTCTCTACATTTATTACAAACAAAGTTTTCAATCTTTTTAAAGCTCATTCTTGACTTAATTGGTTCTTTACATATTGCACAGTTCCAATCTACTAGATTTGAATCTTTTTCTATTTGTTTAATTTTTGTAAAAGTTTCTCTAAAAGGATTCCAAAAAACCTTACGAGTTTTTCTTTCATGGTCGTTGTGATCTTCAACTTTAAAAATAACCTCAAATGCCTGAACATCGGAATTTAACCATTTCATATGATCATGATCTATGAGTAACTTTTTCTTTAAAGGCGGCAAGTTTTCTAAAAGAATACCATGCCGCCTTCTGTACCACCCAAAATTGATTTTTCTAACCTTGTACATTTAATTTATTTTAAAATAATAAATGTTCATATATTTAATATCATCAGGGCCTTCATCTTCATAATCTATATCTAATTGCTCAGTTTCATACAATAACCCAAATTGATTTAATTTCTTTAATTCATCTATTGTCAATATAAAATCATTATCCATTGAAATTTCTATTGCCTTTTCAGATGGATCATACCCTGCTTTTACATTTTGACTCTTATCAAATATAGTATCTAATATTTTATTATTTAATTTTTTAACAATGATATCACCTTTTGCTTCATTGATTTGTGATTCAACTGATTCATTAAATGTTTGTAAATGCTTCATATTATTATTTTTTTATTTAGTCTACTTTTTGTTCTTTAGGTTTTTCATCTGAGTTAGCTTTAGCATAATCTTTAAGCTCTTTTTCATCTTTAGATATTTTGGAGTTTAGTTTTTGTATTTTTAAGTTTAATGCTTTAGCTTCTTCACCATCAGCAGTTTTTGCTGCAGTTTCTGCTGCTGCTAATTTTGCACGATTTTTACCTACAGCAGCAACCTTTTTTAATCCATCAGATGTAGCTAATTGATCAATCCTAGCACTTATTGCATCGGCTTGATCCTTAAGTGCTTGATTTTTTTGTTTATTTGCAGCCGCAAGAGTAGCTTTTTTATCTGGGTCTAAATTACCAGCTGACTTTTTCTTTTCTAAGTCCAGATCATTAATAGATTGGTTTACTAAAGATTTTTGATATTTTTTAAGGTTATTTTTAATTTTAGTAAATTTTACAGGACTACCTAAAGCAGCACCTATGCTTTCAGTTAATACTTTTTCAATTTCAGAATCAAAAGAATTGATTGATTCATTTAGAGTAGTATAAGATTCATAAGATAATAAATTCATGCTTTTATATTTTTTTTATAGTTTATATATTAGAAAATTTAAAACAAAAAAGAGGCCCAGTAATGAGCCTCTTTTAATATTTATACTAACTTGGTTAGATTAGATAAGGTTTACACCAGTACCTAATTTAAATGCAAGAGTGTAGTACATTGTTTCTGGATGGAATCCAGCGTCTACTAATGCAAATCTTGATTTAACCGCGATTTTAGGAGCCATAGTTCCTTCAGCGATTGTTTCAACAGATTCAGCCATTAAGTAAGGCATAAATACTAATCCAGGAGAATTACCATCACCTTTACGACCAATAGCAACTCTTAAGTCATTCCATGACATGTTAGGATCAACATAAACCGTTACACCTGCAACAGAACCAATTGGGAATAATGATCCACCTGCTTGATTAACTGTATTTGCTAATGGGTAAGGTACAAATCCTGCGATATCTTGTAATGCTGTACCGATTTGACCAGAGCATACTGCGAATGTAGCTGGCCCTCTACGACCACGAGTAGAGATTAAGTTAGTCGCAGCAAGAATTTTAGTAAGAATTCTACGCTGTAACGATCCTTGTGTTTCTCCACCTGTGTTAACTAGTGTTCCATTAACTGGTAAAGTAATATTAGCATTACTATCATTACCTGGACCTAAATCAACTGTAGTATTACCTGCAGAAGTAACAAAATATGCAGAAAGATTAATTCCATCTACAGTATTTACGTTGTTAGCATTAGTAGCACCATTACGGAAAATACGATCAAGAATAAGTTTGTTAATGTCTTGTGTTAATTCATTAACTAATACCGCCTCTACTTGAGCAACTGCGTCAATACCAAATTGTTTAAGGTCTTGTACTTGCTCACGAGTAACTGCTGCAGCAACTTGATAAGTTTTAGCAGATACTGATTTGTTGAATAAAGATAAACCTAATAGGTTATCTGGTGTTGATTCACCTGTTCCTCTTTCGTATGGATCAGTACTATCAATACCAGATGCAGTTAAAGCACCAGTAGTTGGGTTGTTTGATTCAAACGCATTTCCTGAGAAACCTGGAATATGATCTTCTAATGCTTTAACATATTCAGCAGCAGTAGTAAATGTACCTACTGAAGTGTTAAGTGCATCATCAGAGTAAAGATCAGTAGCACTTCCATCAGCAACAATTGCTTCATAGATTGCTTCATAACCTTCTTCGCCTTGTGCATAAGCATTAGCACCTTGTGCAACATCTGTTGATTTACCTCTTACACGGAAGATTGGGTAACCATCAATACGAGACTTACCTACGTAAGTTAACTCATATGCTCCATAATCACCAGTACCTACGAAGAATACTTCGTTAGCAGCAAATTCATCACCAGTTGCGCTTAATTCAACATTGGCTTTAATTAAAAGAGGGGCGCTCTTTGTAACTTTTCCACCAGCATTGCTATCACGACCACCACCATATACAAAGTCTAGGTAAGTTAAAACTCCCATAGGACCACTCATTGGTACAACAGGTACTAAATCTAAACCTACTGTTTGAGCTGCAACTTGCATAGCAAGTGGTAAAAGTGACATTGGTTTATCACCAGATCCAGCCGTTTGGCTAGAAAAATTGTTCATTGAACCAGGATCTCCTGGGAACGAAGTTGCTCCCATACCTTGTACGTTCATGTTAGGGTTAAGGTGTACCGTATTATATACACTTTCATTAAGGTTATGGTAATGACAATATTTTGACATCCAAGAAAGCTTTTCATTTTCTTTTACACCAGTTGCTTCCTCAATGATAGGTGCCCATGTTTGGCGAACCTCAGCCTCATTAATTAATTGATTAGAATACATTCTGTTTTCTTTTTTTGTTTATTCGTTTTTAATAAATCGTGGCCTTTTGCTTCTTAGCCTTTGATTACTTATTATATATCAACTCAATGTTTGTCTTTTTTAAAAATATTTAAAAATATTATATTTTAGACAAAAAAGATCCGCCGAAGCAGATCTTTTTAAAAATAAAGTTAATTATTAGTATTATTAATATTCTTCTAATGGATTAAATTTGTCTTTTGATTTAGGTCCAACATATATAAATACATCTTGACCATCATTTATACCAAAGGCCTTTTCACCATTAAGAGTTCCCATTTCAACTTCAGTACCAGTCATTCCTGCATTAACTTCTACGTTTACACGTTCAGGTTTTCCACTTTCTATAAACGTAAATCCAGCATCTCTTAAATCACGCTCTGTTCCAGCAAGGTATGCATCAGCAGGTATTCTTGCACCTATGTATTTCATATACTTTCCTAAGGTTTTAAAGTCAGATTTTATTTCGGTGGCAAAAGCATCTAAATCAGCAAAGGTAAAGTCTAACCCTTCCTTAATAGATTTACCATTAGCTTTTTCTTCTAAAGAGCTTTCTTCTAATATGAATTGCTCAAATAATTTTACATACTTCATTTTTCTTCTTTTTTTTATTTATTTTAATTTTTAATTATTTCCTGCCTAAATTAAACTTGACACGATTTACAATTTCGGATCTTCTCTCTTCACTAATTGAAGACTCATTTAATTTATTTGCTGATTCACCTGCAGATTTACTTTCGTTAATTTTTTCTAATTCAACACTAGATGGTCTAAGATCTCTAGTTTGCCAAAAGTTATTAATTTGGTATTGTGTGTTTAATGGGTAAAATTTAGACTCTGCAACAATTTGAGATTGTTTTGATTCTGTAAGGTTATCCCATTTAGCTTTAAACTTTTCAGGCATATCCTCAATAAAGTTTAATTTTGTTCTTTGCGGTTTAAACGCAGATTCCCAAATATTCTCAGCTTGGATAGTACTCATTACACTAGTACTATTCATCTTTTCTTTAATTAGGTTTTGCTTTTCTTCTGATAGAGAAGAAAATTCAGACTTTTTAGACTCAGTTAAAAAATTCATAAAATGCATATCACCTTTTGGTTTAATTGATTTAGATTTAGCTGATTCTAATAATGAATTAATTTTATCCAATTCTGGGTTGGCTTGTGATTCTGTTAGTGGATTAAAAGTACTTTCATTTATTTTTTCCGCTACATATTCTGTATATGATATACCTTTTTCTAAACCTTCTTTTAAGTATTCAGAATAAGAAATACTTTGGTTAAGTTTTTCTGCTAAATGTTCAGAATAAGCAATTCCTTGATCTGCCTTTTCTGCAACATGTTCTGTATAACTAATTCCTTGGTCAGCTTTTTCTGCAATATGCTCAGCATATCCAATTGTTTGGTTAAGTTTTTCTGCTAAATGTTCAGAATAAGCAATTCCTTGATCTGCCTTTTCTGCAACGTGTTCAGTATATTGAATTCCTTTATCAGCCTTTTCTGCAACATGTTCGGTATATTTAATACTATTATCTAACTCTTCTGCTAAGTATTTAGCATAGCTTTTGATTTGGTTAACGTTTTCAACTACATAATCAGTATGAGCAATACTTTTATCTAAGTTTTCTGATAAGTATTCAGTATAATCAGTAAGTTGATTAACTTTTTCTGCTATATGTTCAGTATAATTAACAAGCTTTTCAACCGTTTCTTTTTCTGATGAATTAGCAGCTTCTTTAACTGACTTCATTTCATTAGCAAGATATTCAGTGTACTTATTAAAATCTTCAGCTGTTACAAATTTGTTGTTTTCTTCCATCTTTGATGTATTTTCTTTTTTATCCTTTGTGTCTTTCATTTCATAAATAAATAAAGAATCAGATGATTCATATCCAAATGATTCATTAACCCTGCTAAGCTCAGCATTTTCAAAACCAGGATCTGCTACTAAATCATAAGTAAAGAATTTTTTAATCTTTACATTACCATTTTCGTCAACATTACCTGCAGCTCTACTTGAAATATGAAGAGGTATTCCATCTTCAACTAAAGCTTTTGCTTGTTTACCTTTATCAGTATTTAATAGTCTAATCCTACCCATAACTTGTTTAGTGCTTGGGTCATATGATAAATCTTCAATAACGTGAGAAACGTTTGAAAGGCTAATGTCAAAATCTTTTGGGTGGTCTAATTCACCTAATAATTTTGAAGTCTTGACTTTTTTCTGTAACTCATTAATATGAGGTAACACTTCCTTTTCTTCGTAAACTCTATTGTTTTTGTTTTTTACTCCAATTTCAGTAAATACTCCTTCTAGGACTACACTACCATCAGAATCTACTGTTTTGTCAAGAACGGAACTTGATCTTTCAAGTATTAATAATTTGTTTGATGACATGTTGTATCTTTATTTGTTTTATATATTATAGATCATTCAAGTTTTTATAACCCTGCTAATGGGTCTTCTTCTACGTCGTCACTACCCCCTTCAGGTTTAAAATCTGATTCAGGTGCTCCTAATAGTATTTTTTCAATATCCTCTTCACTATATCCTTTTTCTTCTAATGAAGTTCTCATCTTAGCTCTTTCGTTAGCTTTTAAATCTTCTCTAGTAAATCCGCCGTACCTTTTTATTAACCAGCCTAAGTCAAAGAAAGGTATCTCATTCATTTCAGCATCCATTGTACTTAATTGTGTTTTAAGATTGCCAATAAAATCAACTCTTCTTGATTGTAATTCCATTTCCTTAATTTCTTCAAATACATTATCTTTAACAAAATTAAGCCCTAATCCTGCTTTAAATGATATATCATTTTTAAGTTCTGGATTATTTATACACATCTGAAGGTACACTGGTTTAATTAATATTTCCTGAAATATTGATCTTAACCTATCAATAAACTTTGAAAATTTAATTTCATCTCTTAACATTCCACTTGCTTCAATATCATATGTACTACCACCATCTCTATCAAAACGAGAAAAAGGTATTTTTGAAGCAACTTTTAATTTATCTGAAAAATATTTCAAAGATTCTGTATCACCTAAATCTGGACCATCACCGCCTATTGTACTTATTTCAGGAGATTCACCATCTTTACTAGGTAACCAATATTCTTTATTAAACGGCATCATAGGTTTTCCATTTGACTGTATTTCACCGCTTTCATAATCAAAGTCTACAACTTCTCGATATGAATTCATTAACTGTGCAAGAGACTGTTTTGCACGAGTTTTAGATTTACCACCAACAGGTATAATAAATTGAGTTTTAAATGATGAGTTTGTGACTGCCCATATAACTCTAGTATGTTCCATAATTCTTAAGAGATTAAAAGAACGAATTAATCTCTCAACATAAGATACTCTCTGTGGTGAATTAACCTGTGAATATGATATGTAAATTATTTGAGAATCCCAAAGTTTTCTTTCTTTAGGACCACCGCCTTTATATTGGATCCACATTTTTTTACCTGTAGTTGAATCAACACCTGGCATTAACGAAGTAGGATCTAATTCTTTAAATCCTATTATTTCAGTTTGTTTATCATTGTAAACTATTTCAAAAGAAAGAAAACCATCTACTAACCACTTCCTAAAATAATTCCAGATTGATAAAGCATCATTAAAGCCAAAATAATTATAAATGTTATTATAAATATCATCTATTTCTTCTTCAACACCTGCTGAAATTTCACCATGAAAATCAGCATATGCAGCATAATTTGACTTATCAAAGACTATAGCTTCATCTGTGATAACATCTAATATTTCCTCTACTTCATCTTGTACAGCGTAAGCTCTTAACTGATCTCTTTTTTTAGTGTAATCTTTATCAAAAATTGATATGTTTTTCTTAAGAGTAGTATCAGTAAGAGATAGCGATGCAAACGCAGAATAAATATCATCAGAGTCTGAACCCATAGGATTCATTGAATAACCCATTTCATTTTCAGTAAAACCAACTGCTCTAGAGTTACGAAGAATCATATCATCATAAGCCATCCCTAGATTGGAAAGATCTTTTAAAACTTTTCTAACTGGATTTCCATCTGATAACGGTCCTTTTCTATTTGTAAATCCTGCCATTTATTTTTATTTTATTAATTTATATATTCGTGTAATATAATGACTGTGCTTCGTTTATATTTGTACCAAAAAAATAATTCTCATCGTTAACAGCACCTAAGTACCAGTTTTCATAACCTAATACTTTCGGTTTTCTTATTCTATCAAATCTATACTGTCTTACTGCGTATTTTAAATTATATTTTCTACCGTAAGCATTATTAACGTTTTCCCAGATAAAAGAATCTAATGACTTTTGATATCTAGGTGGATTTAAATCATTTAATTCTTTTGAAATAATTGACTCATATGACCTAATAACATTATTAATAAGGTTTAATCTATCATCATAAGGAATATAGTGTAAATTAATACCAATAAGATTTTTAGATTCATTTAATCCTAATGAAAGTATAATAGGATTAGTATCGTATTTAAGTTCATTTGGTGTAAAATAACGATAAGTATACATCTTACCAGTTTCAAAAAAACCTCTTACGGATTCACCAGTATTTTCAATATCTATTGAAGATTTTTTAGATGCAGATACTCGCCCATTATTTTCTTGTATGTATTGTTCCAAGTCAACATTAAAATCACCAACAATCATAATTAAAATAATTTTGAATCTTCTGTTAATAGCATTACCTTAAAATTTCTGGTTTTTGCAGCTTTTCGTAGTGCATCAGTTTTACAAAGGTTTCTTACATAAGTTTCATAACCTTCTTTATAATTTTTTAAAGCTTTAGTTGTTTTTCGTTTAGGTTCTTTAGGTTTAATTAATTGTGATTTAGGTTTAATTTCAACAACATAGCTTTCAATAATATCATCACCATTTTCAGTTAAACCTCTTTTAATCCTAAAGTAAAAATCAGGATAATAATTATGAAACTTATTGTCTAATATATTAAAATATTTTATAGAAAAAGGCTCTGACATCCATGATACTACATTTTCATTATTATCACACCAATGACAAAATTTTCTTTCCCAACTACTTCTATATATTATAGGCAAAGGTCCATTATATTTAGACATATTTTTAGGTTTATAGTAACCCTGTTTATATCCACTCTTTGCTGTAGGTTTAACTTTTTTAATACTCATTAGATTGAATAAATTCCGTCGCCATCTTCACTACCATTAATTGAAATAGTTCCTGTGTACTTTTTAGGATGTAATTTATTCCACCCTTTTGCGAAACCTCTTTTTGCAATTTCAGTGAAATACGCAAAGGCATTTGTACTTTTTTCAGGATTAAAGTTTCTCCAATACTTATAAAGATCCATATATGCAAATGCAATACAGTCTCTCTTGTCATCAGAATCTCTATATGATAATTTATTTGAACTTCTATCAGCTAACATCATAAGCATTTTCAAAGCTTTAGGAGTAAGTTCATCTTGCTGTTGTGACTTTTGAATTTCTTCTAATAAATCTCGGTTATTTAAATATTTTCTTTTTCTTGGCATATCATTTTTATTTATTTTTATATGAAAAAAGGCTGGATTGTTTAAGTCCAGCCTTCATTAAAATGATATTGGTAATTATAGATCTATTTTAAGATCACCTTTATCTACTAATTTTGTTTCACTGTTACTAGGATTAACTATTTTAAGTAAATCACCTTTACCTAAAGATGCAAATTCTTCAGCGTTTACCATAATATCTTGGCCTTTTTTAAAATTAGGTCCTATAGTTTTGCTAAGCTTTGCTTCTACATACCCATCATTTGCATATTCTTCAATTTCAGATTTTGATAATTTTTTTTCTGAGATATAAGTTTCCTGTAATTCCTTTTCTGCTTTTTCAATTTCAGAATTAACTATTTTTAATGCTTCTTTTAACTCTTCGTTTAATCCAATTTTCTTTACTACAGATTCTATTTCAGATTTTTTGTCTTCTAGTATTGAAATTGTATTATTGATTTTAGATCTTTTGTTTTCATAAATAGCCTTTTTGTATCCTTCAGTAAGTAATTTTTCAGAAAGATAAGAAGATGCATCATAACCAATAAAATTTTTGGTTTCAGTTAATGCTTCTTCTGCTAACTTATAAAAACTCATTTCATTTATTTTCATTCCTGGGTTAATTTTATTAACCCAAACACCTTCTTCAACTGCAATAAGTGTTAAATGAACGTTTAAAAATTCATTTGATGAAAGGTTTAAAAGATGATCCATTTCATTTAACATATCAATATTTTCAAACATCATACAAACTTTGTCTACTTTATTTGACTCTGTAAAATGAAATAATTGATTTGTTAATAATGCATTTCTTAACTGTTGAATGCTTGACTCTGTTAAATCCATAGAACCTAACTTAAGAGTACCTTCTGATATATTAAACTGTAAAAACTTATCCTTTTGTCCGTATATTGTTATTGCATCTTCAGATATTTTAGAAAAATTAAGAACATCTATGATATTATTAAATCTTGCATCAGTTATATTACTTTCTTGTATTTTATTATCTTTCATAAAGTAATTATAACCGTTTAAATGAAAGTGATATCCACCATTTTCATTTAGTACTGGAGAAAAGATACGATTAACCGAAGCACCTTTTTGGTTAACAGATTTTTTATCTTCAACGTTCATTTCATTAACAATAAAAGAACATTGAGTTGACCATGGGTTATTTTTTGCAATTTTTATAAATTTTGACTTAACGTCAGATTCATTAACAATTCCCAAAAGATCTTTTTCTAATCTTTGGTGTAAAGGATTAGATCTAGATGATAGAGAACCAACTGCTTCTACTATTTTAAATGACCATTTATTATCTTCATAAACTTTATCAAGATAAGATTTAAGTTCATTTATAGGATTTAACCATTCATATTCACTTGTATTATTATATACTGATTTAGCAATTTTATATTTTAATGTAGGATGAGACGATTCATTAAAAGCATCAGACAATTCATCAGATGATAAATCTGAATTTGTTTTTTGGTTTTCTGCTATAATCTGATTTTTTAATTCATTGCACTTATCCCTACTCTCAGATGCTAATTCATAGTTTTTTTCATTGATAGCTTTTTGCTCAGCTTCTTCTTCAGATCTTAGCTTTTCCTCTAATTGTTTAACCTTGCTTTCTGTAACATTAATACCAGGGAATAAATCTAATGAATGTTCTAAAACTGAAATTGCCTTTTTAGCAGAGTAAGAAACTCTGGTTGAATCGGATGATATGTAATTTAGCTTAGTTAACGAAGAATTAATGTTCTCATATAACTGTGTTAATGTAAAATTCATTTTTGTATTATTTTTTTGTTGTTTACTTTCTCCTAAATTATTTGACATTGCATAATCGCATGTCTGTATTGATGATTTTGCTAATTGCTGAGGTATACCCATTCCTACTAATATAGCCAAAACCTGTGCTTGGCTTTTACCGCTTTTCATAAACTCTGTTGTTATGTCTAATAATTGTTTTGGTGGTCGGTTAAGATAGGGATCAGCTGTATTTACACCAGCTTGATGATCTATATGACCGTCCATGTAAACTTGAGTTTGACCTTCATTAATTTTATTCATGTTTACTCTTTTATTTGTTTTATATATTCTAAGAATAGAAAGACAATATTATATTCTATTCATCACTATTACCGTTTCTCCAAGTCTTGCTTTCGCTTGGTTCATTATCAGAATTATTAGGTACCAATTCATCAGTCAAATAAATCTTTCCGGTTTTACTTAAATTATTAACAGATCCTGGTGAATTAGAGTCAATAGATCCTTTAGGCGCTATAGATATATCATTAATTGAAGTATCAAATTCATTAAATATTCCTTTAAATTTCATATCACCATTTTTATAAATACTATCAATTTCACTTAAAAGTATACCTGATTCAAAAACAGGTATAAATGATTGTACTTCAATAGGAAATGTAACTTTAAATTCCTTTTTATCATCAACTGTAAATTCAAAAAGTTTATCTTGTGCATAGTCTTCAGGTACTTGGTATGAAGCTTCAATCCTAAACATTCCTAAATCTACTTGGTATAACGTAGATTTATATAGTTTTGAAATAACAGATTCTGTTGCTTTTAACATTTCAAGATTATTTGAGCATACTATAGTTGTATCAAATGATATACTAATAGGAAGAAAGTTTGTTTCAAAGTTAAGAGTCTTAAGCTCACCATCAATTTCCTTTACTAATTCAGCTCTAATATATTTATTTGTCATACTACCACTGTCAATAGCCATACTTGACATTTGTAAAACTCCTCTAGGAACAACTTCATAATCACCTATAGCTTTTCCTTGAGATTCTGGATCATATAAAAATTTATCAGCTAGAAATCTTTCATTGCCTGTTAAAGAATAATAAAAAGGAATATCTATTTTTTTATAATTATCTTCATCTATACGATTATAAAAATATACCTTATCTTTAAGATCTGCTAATAAAGCTACAAGAACGTATCTTAAAATAACATTATCTTTATTGTATTCCTGGTTATATAATGACATTTTTTAATTTATGTTTAGAATTCATTGTTTTATATTTATCCAATAGATTCTATTAAAAATTCACTAAAGCCTGCATCTTTAGTTATTTCAATTTTTTTATCAAAATATTCAGATGGTAAAACTGTATGATTAATCACAAATGTATTTAAGCCTATATCTCTAATAGTTTCATGTAAGATTGAAATAATATGATGAACACCTGATGAATCAATTGATGAAAATATTTCATCTAAAAATAAAAGATTAAGAGATGGGAATCTAACCTTTATCATTTTAATCATTGCCATAATAATTACAAAGTCAGCCTTCTTTCTTTCACCTGTACTTAATGTTTTAGGACTGACCTCTTCACCTAAATGATATATTGAACAGTTGAACTTATCATCAAATTTTATACCAAAAGGAATTCCCATTTCTTTTGCCATAATATCTATATGATCATTAAATGAAGGTAAAATTGATCTTATTGCTAAGTTTTTAATACCGTCCTCACCCATTAAATTTTCTAAGACATTTAAATAATAATCTTCACTTTCAACGGTATTTTTATTTTCACCTTTATTTTCTTTCTTTTCTTTAAACTCTTGTATTAATTGCTTAAAATAATCAGAGTCTTCTGATTCATTTTCCGATATTTTAATTAATTCATTTTTTAATGAATTCATTTGAGTTTCTAGTTGTCCTACTTTAATTGAAATTTCTCTACCTTTATTTCTGATATCAGTTAACTTCTGTTCTGCTTCATGCACAGATTTTTTTACAATTCTCCACTTTTCATTAAGACTTTGTAAATGTTCTTCTTTTTCTTTTTTAATATTTTGATGAAAATCTGAGTCTAATGGTGAATGGCATGTTGGGCAAGTTTTATTTTCATAAAGCTTTATCCACCTTTTAGTATACTTAATATCATTATTAATTTCAGTTTCTTGTCTATTTGAATCTTTAGTAATTTTATCATATTCGGAAACCTTTTCTTTTGCTTTTTTATTGGCTTCTAATAATTTTTTTCGGTCTTCATTTAACTTAACTAATTTCTGTTTTAAGTTAATCATTTTTTCAGAACTCTTCTCTTCACTTATTTTTTCAATTTCATCTATTTTTGTAAGAATAGATTTAATTGAATCATCAATAGTTCTTATTTCATCATCTAGTGTTTTTATTTGTTCTGATACCGTTCTCCTTTTTATTTTAACAAGTTCTCTCATTTCATTAATTACAGAAAACCCAAATATTCTATCAATAATCATTTTTTTATCATAAGGTGACATGGTAATAAATGACTTAAAATCATTAACAGAAAGAATTATTACATTCTTAAATACATGATAAGGTATTTCATACATTTCAGTTTCTAAAAAATCCTGAAGATTAGTTTTACCAGCAACATCATATTCCTCACCATTAATTTCTACATTAAATACATTAGGATTAATTCCTCTTTCAATAATAATAGTATTACCTTTACTTTCTAATTCAATTTTACCCCAAAGTTCTTTATTGACCCTATTAGGTAAATCTCTTAAGTTTGCACCTTCCACTTTACCGTAACATAAATATGTAATTACTTTTGCAAGCGTACTTTTCCCACTCCCATTATTACCTAAAACTAAATATAGATCACTACTATCCTTTTCAAATTCCATATACTGAAGCCTGTTACCATAGCTTGCAAAATTCTTATACTGTAGATTTTTAATTCTCATAAGATGGTGTTAAAGTTTGTTTATACAAATCAGTTACAGACTTAATTAATTTTTCTTTAAGATCATCATCATAATCTAAAGAATTTATATAATCCTTTGAAATTTTTAATAAATCAATTTGTCCATTAAAATCTGATACTGATGTGTCATCAAGTTCATGTTGACTGTTTTCATCAAATATTCTTGGTTCAAGTTTATAAGCTTTACCGTCAAGATAATCCATAAACCCATTAATGTTATATTTCCCTAGTACATTAGATGGAATAAAAACATCAACAAAATTACCTTTAATTTCGTCAGAAATTTCACCCATACGCCTCTCTAATATATCATTAATATAATACCGTTTAAACTCAGGAGATCTCTTATTAGGTGTAAAACTATGATCTCCTGTTTTTAAATCTAATATGTATATCCCTTTTTGATTATCCCTGTCAGACCTTGTCATTTGATAAGGATTACCTACTAAAATAAAATTATCTAATTCTTGTCTATAATGAATATGACCTGAATAAACTCTTTTAAATCTTTTAAATACTGAAGGTAAATTTCCACCTTCATGTAAATATTTTTTACTAGGGCTAATTTGAACACCTTGTGTTTCAGTATGACAAAACATATAATCTATGTTTTCTTTAATTTGATCAAGAGTTTCTTTCTCATGTTCACTATTTCTCCTCCATGGCATTAATAAACATTTAGTACCATCATAATCAATTATCTTAGGATTTTTATGAACTGATACATTAGGAATATATTTTAAACAATCAACAGAAGAAATATCATTAGAATTTTTTCTCATAATATCATGATTTCCTACTATGATATGAATATCCGGAAATATTTTTGATAATTCTTCAAAAATACGAATACCTAAGTTTTGTGCAGCTAAGTTAAGACTTTGTCTATTATCAAATACATCACCTAAATGAAAAAGTACATCTCCTTTTTTATATTCCTTTTTTGCTAAAGGTATAAAAAAATTAAAAAAGTAATCTTCAATAATATCTAACCACAATACAGAGTTAGCACGGCAGCCTAGGTGGCTATCCGATACCATCCAAATTCTTTTAGTCATATTAAAATAATTTGTTTATTCTTTTTTTCTTTAAGATACCATACTTATCATCTAATTCTTTAATAAGCTCATCTTTAAATTTATTCGATAACGAATTGTAAAATTTATTTGGAAATACATCAAAATAATCTGAAATAACACTAAATAAATCTACTCTTGAATAATCATCACCAACACAATCAATAATATAAAAAAATACTTTATTAATTTGAACTTTATTTAGTTTTTTGGCTATTCCTTTTTCAGTAACTTCATTTAAATGTTCAAATTCACTACCTTTAATAAGTCCATCTATTTTTTCAAATAACAAATCATAATGCATCTGCTCATCTGGATCCAAATTTAATTCACATCTAGGTGATACTTTAAATGAAATAGGTTGTCCTGATAAGTCTTGCTCACCATAAGTATTATTAAAAATTTTATCCTTTTCTTCGTATGAAGATTTTTTTATTGGATTTCCATCTTTATCTAGTTTAGGCTTTTTCTTTTTTCCCCACATATATTTTTTGTTTTTATGCTGTTATATCATCAGTCTCAGTTAATCTCATATAGTCATAGTCAATTTCAAATCGACATCTACTCCCTTTACCTTGGCCATCCCTAATCTTTAAAACCTTTAACCAATATTCTCTATTAGCATGCATCATGCTATCTTGAATAAGAGCATACATTACATCAACAGTATGAGCAAGTCCTGCAGATTCTGCTATATTTTCCATTTTAACCTCAGTTGCATCCCATGCACCTCTATTAATTTGTGTAGCTGAAATAACTAACATATTTCTTTTAACCGCCAATGCTCTTAAATCTTCGGCAATTTGTTTTATTTTCATATAAGTATTTTCAGTATTAGGATTACGATAGTTTGCTAAAATATTAATATAATCCACAACGAGTACACTTACTTTATGATCTTGTGCTTCTTCTAAATCTTTGAGATATGATTCTATGTCTAAAACTGTTGCTTGTGATGTTGGAAATTCTTTAATAAATAATTTGCCTGGAGGTAAAAGACCCTTTGATACTCTCTCTAATCTTCTCTTTAGAAAATCTCTATTAGCAGATTTTTGGTCATACTCCATCATTTTAATATCAAGAAGATTAGAACCTATTCTTTTTAATACTTTTTGTGCTGACATTTCAGCAGTAATAAATACTACGTTATGACCCATTCTAACGAAGTTAGATGCATCATTTGCTAACCAAATCGATTTACCTATATTCTGCTCACCTGCATAAACCACAAGCGATTTAGCATCATAACCGCCACCTGAAACATGATCAACAAAACTCCATCCTGTTTCAATTTTTTTAGAACTTCTTTGTATGTGATCCTCAGGGTTAAAAAAGTCTAAACCAATATCAGTATCAAAATGAAGATTACCGTCAGTTGATAACATACCAATACCTCTTTGTACAACATCTTCTACATTTTCAGGTGATACATCTTGTGTCTTAACAAATTCAATAGTTTTAACCAATTGTTTATTAAAATGTTTCCATTTTACCCAAGCTTCACCTGTTCTTTGTAACCAGTCTTGATCATATTCAGCAAGGTTAATATTATAAATTGATTCTACTATATCAGATGAAACATCAGAAGGATCGTCACTAACTAATGCTTTCATTTGATCTTTAGATGGACTCTCAGAAAACTTTAAATAAAAATTCTTTGATAGTTTTGCAATAAGATCTAAATCAGAATTTGAGAAAAATCCAGGCCTAACACTTTTAAGATAATGAGGTTTTGCTAAGAAATAATTAAAGAATATTTTTTCGTGGTCATTATTAGTATTCATGTTTTATTATTATATGGATTTATTCATATGGGTTTTTTATTATTTCATAAGTAGTGTAATTAGGATTATTATTTACAGCCTTAAGAATTTTTTTATTAGTCAACCATTCAATAGTATTATTTAACTGTTTATCTGATAAGCTATATTTTTTCTGTAACGAAACATCAGTAAATTTAAGCTCAGTAGCAACTCTGCCACAGTAATCTCTGATTAATTCATATAATATATCCTCAGCATCTGGATATGAAGGTAAAGATGAATGTATACCAAGTATATACTTTACCTTTAATTTTCCAGTATTAATAGACTTTTTAATCTTCATCCTCGGTAGTTAGCATATTAGTTAAATCTTCACCAGTTAAAACATCATCACCATAAGAGAATTTTTCATTAACTATAGGTTCTATTTGTTCTAATACCTCAGCTGTCATAACATCAGGTGTAAATAATTGATTAAGATCAACAGTATCATTTAGATGTTTTACACATAACTTACGAGCAGTTGCAGCAGGTTGAAAATAAACAGTTACTTCCTTTTCACCTTTCATAAAAGTATGCTCTCTACATTCAGCTTGACCAGGTTCATTAAGTTTCTTAAAAGCATTTGCATTTAAAAACCTACCTCTTTCAATACCACAAGTATCCCAGCTTATATATTCCTCTAAACCAACATACGGATTCATACCTTTACTAAAAGATATATGAAACTTAATAGGTAGTGGTTTTGCAAATCTATTTTTATTAGGTCGTGCTGTAACAATAATACCAGTTTGTTCAGTACCATCCTTAAGCTTAGCTTTTCCTAAAAATAAAATTATAGAAGCGGCATACTCAGGACCTGTTCCTCCACCTCCAACTTGTTTAGAAAACAAATCTTGTGTTTGATAAGTATGATTAGTAAATAAAAATGGAATTTTACATATTCCTAATTTGGTCATAAGAATACGAAATGTTGATTTTAAAAGTTTAGCACGAGTCATATCTGCTTTACTACTTCCACTTTTAGCATCATCAATTTCTTTTTGTGTTGCCAAGTTACCTGCAGAGTCTAATGCAATTAAAACTTTAGGTAATTCTGCACCTTTATTTTTTTGTTCAATTAAGAGGTCAGTAACCGCAGTAACTGATGATCTAAAATCTTGTACAGTGTTACATGGTTCATATCTAAATTTTGATGCATCAATACCAAATTTTTCAACAAGTTCTTTATCTACTGCATTTTCAGAATCATAAAATATAATACTATAACCTAAATCTTGTGCTTGTTTAATTGCATTGAGTAAAAGATAAGTTTTACCAGTTCCACTTGGTCCTGCTAATGCCACTGCTCTGTTGTTAGGAAACCCACCTTTTAGTGAACCTGTTAAACATGCATTTAAATGAAAATTACCAGTTGGTATAAAGTGATCAATTTCAGAAATAGTAGATTTATCTAACGTATCACCATACGTTGAATTCTTTTTCATTTCTTTATTTAAATCACTGAATGAAAATTCTTTAGCCATATTATTGTTTTATTTTTATATTGTATTTTTGTTAGTTTGTTTATTAAAAAAGACTTGTTGTATAAATAAGATTACGATTAAAGCCTTTAAATCCCATTGCAACAATTACTCTATTAATAGGATCCAAAATAGTTTTTTCAAACTGCCTATCATAATCAACAGAAGGTGCAAATTCGTAAGGATGATCACCAGGGCTATATGCAAATACATCACAAGTAGTATCCTCAGAAAAATACATTTTAAGTTTTTCACCGTTACCTAGCGGTTGATATTTACCCTTGAGCCCTGAATTATTTAAAAGGTAATTATGATAGCCCGCTGACCTAACACCAATAGGGCACCTAGATGCAATTTCAAAAGCATCATAATCACTAACAATATATTTTTGATAATTATTTACCTTTTTTGAAAAACTTATTTGATCAACATTAGCTAACCTAAATTCTCTTTTGATTTTTTTAAGAAGAGCAGAAAACTCTTTCATATCTAATTTTTCAACAGAAAAAATGTATGTTAATAAATCTTTAAGTTTTTCTCTTGCAAATAGTGGGGTTGATGATTGAATAATTTCAAATCCTTTTGCACTAATTTTTGATAAATCATCATAGTGAATGTCAGGATCCTTCCAAACTATATTTTGCATATATTTTTTCTTGGCTAACCAAATTGCATTTTTTGCAATACTTTCTAATTCAAAGCTTAAGAAGTTTTCAGCATTATTATCATCAGCATATTTTTGCATGATTTTTTCAATATAATCTCTTAATCTTAATTCATACAACTTTAATATAAATTGCTTTTCATCACCAGACCAACCTTCAGATTTTTTAATTACTTCTTCAAACTTAACATAGACGGAATCAGTATCAATGTAAATACCCACAGGATTTTCAATTCTACCTGTTACGGTTATTCCTAGCTTCTTATGTAAATCTAAATCTTTATGCCAGAATTCAGTGAAATACTTATTAAGAAGTTTTTCAGTATATAATATTGCATCTTTACCTTGTAATGTAATTGTTTCAGCAATATCTACATTAAAGAAATAAAAATAAGGATTACCAAATGCACCGTAAATACTATTTAACATTAATTTTACAGCTTGTTCTTTATTCATAAAAAGGGAAGCTTGGTATTTAGTTTCCTCTATTTCTTGAATTTTTAATTGCTTTTCCTTATCAGTCATTTTTTTATTTTTATACGTAAAAAGATAATTTAGTTTAGTACATAAAATAAGACCTAGCTATCTTATAACCAGGTCTTATTTATTTTATTTTTATTCTTCATCAACCATTGCAACCGCAACAGTTAAATGAGTATCAGTATCAAGAGATTTAAATACTACTTTATTTTCACATACCACAACACGATAATTTTCTTTGTCTAATAAATTAAGGTATTTTTTGTAAATTACTACATGAGAGCCTTTTTCTGCATCACCTTCATATGAGTGAACAATATCAGCATCATAAGAAGCACCTTTTATACCAATACCCTTATCACTTACATAGAGAGTAAATGTATCTTCTTCTTTTTCAAGATTAAATAGAGATTTCATTCTATCAACATGAGTAGTAAGTAAGTCAAATTCAAACATAGAACCTTCAGTTCCAAATGCTCTTTCCATTTCATCTTTACTCATTTCCATAAATGAAAGCGATGGGTCAGCACATGCCAATTTAATTTCTAAATCATCATCACTAATAATAAAATCACTAGCCATTAATTCTCCGTCCAATTCAGAATAATTAATACTTCCCTTGATTCCTCCGTTAAAATGAGTTAATGCTTCAACTACCTTTGATCCATTATAAAAGCTTACCTTAATAGGCTTTTCTATTTCAGCTGTTAATAAATCTTCAGTACTAACATTAACAAGTTTAACTGCATCCCTTTCTGGGAAATAAACAGAAGAAACTGTTCCAGTAGGACCTATCTTTAAAAAGATAAATTTGTCAATAGGAAGAAGTTTCTTAATAAACGAGCTTAATTCATACCCGTCAATTTTTTCAATAGTTGTCTTCATTTTATTTAATTTTATTTTTATATAGTTATTATTTTAATGGTTTTAAGATTAGAATAAAGATTTAACTTTTTCTTTCTTTTTCTTATGTATTAATTTAAACCGTGTAGGCTCCCAATGTTTATTATAGAGAATATCTTTAAGTTCAAATTTAGGAGTAAACTGATAATTATTAAATCTCCAAGCAATCCCAGGAATAAATTTTCTAAGCCATAGAGGTTTTTTAACACCAACGGTATAATGAATTAAATATGGTACCACTATCTTAAGAAATTTATCACCTTCCTTTTCCTTTCCTAGACTCGTAATAAGTCTAACCTCCTTACCTTCAAACAGTTTTGTATCATTTCTTTCTTTCATTAGTCTATGCATATTAAAATGCTGAAATCTTTGCTCTACTGTCCATGCACTATAACCAGTATGGTCAAAAAACATTGATTGGATATAATCATTTTCAATAAATTTTTTCACATACTCTGGATACTTATCATCATAATTATCATATATAATAGTTCCACTATTTAATGACAAAGAATCCATTTGTGAAAGAGTAAAATTAGAGTTAAAAACAGAATTAAATTCTTTAAGTACTCTATGTTTATTTTTATTTTTAAAATCAAATAAATTTTCCTTTTTAAATACCCAACCTTGATATTTATTAAATAATGGACTTAAGTCTCTTAAAATAAAAATATCATCATCTATAGCAAAAGTCTTTTTAGTATTAAAATGTTCTCTTAAGTAAATGGGAACAAGTAACTTAAAGCAAGCAGAATATTCAAATAAAAATTTATGACCTCTTTCACTAAGACTAAACTTTGATGAATATTCATCCATCATTTTAGTATTAATAACTATTTTTGCATTTTTAAATGCAGGAATATTATAATGATCAATAAGATCTTTTATATCTTGTAAAATATCATTACGATTATCAACAAATAGTACAATGTCAAAATTTTCATGTATACCTTTAGGGTAATATGCCATCATTATACTAAAATGATCCCTATGTGATACACCTATGGCTAATACATTATCTTTCATTATAAATTTAAATTATTTTTTGAGCTCTATATTTTTTCTTAGGAGTGCTATTATATTCTTCAGAGTAGATTATTTTTTGTTTAGTATTATCCTGTTTCATAAAAGAATAATTAGTCATCTTAGCATTGCCTAAACAAAAATTCTTAACTTCATCTGCCATATCTTGTGCCGTTCTTACTGGTACATTTTGTGCAATATGATTAACATGCCTAGGATCACTGATTTCAAAATCATGCGGCATTCCCATTAAATGAAGCATTTCTCTTACATTTAAATAACGATCTTCAACCGGGTGAACACCATTAAACATATTACGACCAATTAACGCAGAAAAAGAATCATGAAAAAAGTGAGGAGATGCATCCCAATACCCTTTACCGTCAGCAACTTTTGCTTTCTGATGCTCCAACATATCAATAAATGTTTTTGTACTCTTTTTATTAGAAAACCCTTCATTAGGATATTTTTCCTTTAACCACTCTATACATTCATCAACCAATTTATTTTTTTCCAAATATTGTGAAATTGTACCTTTTTTAATTTTTTTAGAAAATTCAAAATGAGTTAAACCTTCTTTTTCTAAAACAAATTCATAAGGCCTAAAGTGCTCGGTTACATTACCATTAACCATAAACATATCTTGAAGTGTAGCAGACTCTGGTATTTTATTTAAATAGTCCAATAAACTACTTTTTTCTCTAAATTTCCAGTTTAACATAGGTACAGTTGGAGTATTCCAAAAAAAGTAAAAAGTTCTCATTCTTCTTTGTGGGATACCATGCAATTCAGTATTGGTTTTTATTAATGAAAAACTATACCCATGCTGTTCACCAATTTCCCTTAATCTCTTTACTACACCTTCTCCCATTTTAGTAAATAATCCTGGAGCATTTTCACCCCACAGTACTTTAGGTTTAACATTTTCTAAAATATAATTTGACGAATCATACATCCATTTATTTTGAACTGCATCTGAACCTCGTGATGCAGAGCTTCCACTTGCTGAGTTTAATAAACTAAGACCAGCGCATGGGCAAACACTATTTATATAGTCTACATTTTCGAATGTATTTTTTGGTATTTCTAAGTCAGGTTGATCTAATCTGTACATAGGTACATCATCCCAATATTTTTCTAGATGGCTTTCATTTGCTGCAAATGCATCATAACTTAAATGAAACGTAGGCTTAACACCAGCCGACTGTGAACAACCTATTGCACTACCTCCAATTAATGGAATTATAGTACCAAATTTTATATTTTCTTTGCTCATATTTTTACCTTTTTTATTTCTATATTTTCCATAAAGGTTTTAGGATTAATATTACCTACCTTTACTTCTTTTTTAAGATAATCTATTGTTTTATTAATAGTATCTTTAATATCGTTCTTAGGTACCCATCCTAATTCAGTGGCTGCTGATATATCAGCTTTAATATTTACAGCCTCACCTGCAATTGCATCATATGAATTATACTGAACATTACTAACATTCATGCATTCACCTATAATATCCTTTAATTCTAAAAGGTTTGTATCTTTACCAGTACCTAAATTAAATGTACGATTCTCTGTTCTTTGATCTTTCATACATAAAATATGAAAATCATTAACATCATCAACATCAATATAATCACGTGACTTCATAGGATCGCCAAAGATGATTGGTTTATGCCCTCCCATAATTCTTAAAATAAAACCAGCAAACACAGGAGGTACCGTTCTTTCATAATCTTGTAAAGGTCCAGCTACATTAAAATATCTTAGCGCAGTATATTTTAAACCTTTTGTTCTAGCATATGACTCTGCTAATAATGCCAATGATGCTTTCGTAGTTGAATATATGGTGGTAGGATCAGATTGATTTTCATTATATCCATTAGATCCCATTTCACAATTTTCGTAAACTGCTGAAGTTTCACTAAAAATGACCCTATTAACATTATTTTCAACTGCTGCATTAAGAATGTTAATACTACCTAAAACGTTAATATCAACAGCTTCATATGGGTTGCTATTACAGTCATAAATTGATACTAACCCAGCAAAATGAAATATGTACTCAGGTTTAAAATCTGATATAATTTTTTCTACATATTGGTTTCTGATATCTTCATTATAAAAATATTTTAATTTACCATGTACTTCATCTAAAAAAGTACCATGTGATAGGTTGTCAATTACTGCTATACTGTCAGGATTATGACCTTTTTTAAGTAAATCATTAATTAAGTTAGTACCAATAAAACCAGCACCGCCGGTTATTAAAATTTTTGTATTTTTGTTATACATTTTTATTAATTTAGTTGTTATTTGTTATTTTATTATACGCATCCCAGATTTTATTATCTACATGTTCACCAGTATAGTATTCATCCTTGATATACTTACTTTGTAAATTATAAAATAATTTTTTATAGTGATCAGGGTTACTTTCTAAAAACTCAATTTTCTTTTTAAGATCTTCTGGGCTTTTACATCTGATAAAATGACCTTCAGGGAATACATTGTATTCAGTGTCGTATGATGGATGTAAAAATGGTATAATTCCATAATGAAGCATTTCTGCATATTTTGAAGTAACCATCCCTTCTTTAATAGGTACACAAAAAGTATATTTAGTTTTAACTAATTCATCAGACATAGATTCAATCCTACGCTCACCTTTAAACCATTCAGGATATTTTTCTTTAATTTCAGTATCCCACTTTCCATAAATATCTGTTTTTATGTCATTTTCAACAATATAATCTCTAACAGGATCCCATCTATCCATACCACCACCCGAACCCTTTCCTTGGTTTTGTAGCATTACAAAAGAATACTCTGTTTTCTTTTCAAATAATTCATCAATATCATATCTTTTCTTATCTAATAAAAAGACAGTTTCAATACCTGAATATTCAAATTTAGATTTGATTGTTAGAGTATCTCTATTAGGAGGATTAGAAAAATATTGTTCTTCTTTTTCAAAATTATTTTGTGCTAGGTAATAAGTTGGTCTATTATGAGCATGAAAATCTTTAGCGCTTATAGTAAATCTATTATCAACCAGTAAACCTACTATAGGAATTCTTTTTTCAATTTCATTTAATGATTTAATAATAGGAGCTGCATAGTATTTAAAAAAGTCTAATGATTTAACCATACCGGTACCGTCCTTTTTATTTATGTAATTAGGAATATTAACTGTACTAGTAGGACCAGTATAAAAGAAAATAAAATCAAGGTTTAATGATTTTATTTTATCAGTAGTTTCATCAATAGATTTGCGATCTTTCATTTGTGAATGAAATTCTTTAATGTTTGATGGTACAGAACTTGTTTCAGGAGAAGGACCAAATAAAGGGCTTTTAACTGGAGTCTCCTTTGCTCTAAATTTACCTAAATCATTTGGACTAAGAAGCCAATATTCTACTTTAGGATTTCTTTTTGCTATAGATGTTATTAACTGCTTAGGTTCACAATCACCACCAATAGCATTCCAGCTCTTTTCATTAAATTTTATAGCCTTTCCTAATTTGAAAAACCCAACGCGTTTTACTTCTTTCATATTAACTGTTATTAATTATACTTTCTATTACTTTTTTATCTTCTTCATATGTTAAATCGTACCAACATATATTTAATTTTTTATATTGAGGATTGCTCATTGAGTTTATGAGATGTGTAATTTCATATTCATTTCTACCTGATAATTTAATATTTTTAAGATTATCAAATGCTTCTTTAGCAAATATCATATATCCACAAAAATATCTACCGTTTACTACACCATGGGGTTTTTCAACTACAACATCATCTATTATTGTTGCCAATTGTAAATTACGAGCTCTAGTTTCATAATCTTTATATGTAATTATAGTTTGATTAGGATTATGTTTGTCTAACTCTATATTACCTTCATAATAATTATCACCAAATAAACATAAAAACGGTTCATAAAAGGCACCTTCCCATGCCTTAATAGCAGCGCCTGGACCATACTCATCTTCCTTTTGGAATTCATAAAAGATATTAATTTTATCTTTATATGATAATAAACTTTCAATAATTGGGTGAGACAATTTAGTATTATAATTCTTAAAAAAGAAGTCTGATTTACTTATAGTTATATAAACATCATCTATACCATTATCAATACAAAATTCAACAGCATATTGTACTGTAGTTTTTCCTAAAATAGGATCTGTTAATTTATTTGAACCATATCTTTTGGATTTACCTGCAGCAAGTATAATTGCTTTTTTTACTTTATTTTTCATTTACTATATTTTATTCCTAATTCATTAAATAATGAATGACCTTTTTCTAAAAATAACTTAGCCATTTCATACCTTTCGTTTAATTCAAAAAAAGGTACTGCTCCCAATAAATGAACAGCCAAAAAGAATTTAAGTTGATATTCATCATATCTTTCATACATTATTTTTTCAGCTTCTTTACAAAACTCTAAATATTTAGGATTCCATTCATTGTATATATGGGCTTCATAGTTCATAACAAACGACTGCATAAGTTTTCCATAATCATAATAGTTTTGTTCTTCAGTACCTCTCGGGTCAATAAAGATAAAGCGATCATCATACAAGATATTACTTATTGTTAAATCCCCATGTACAAAACCATAAGAAGATGCTGCATCAAACTTACCACTGTACTTATATCCTGTTCTGCTTTCTAATTTATTAAGATATGTTTCTGTTTTTACATCGGCGCCAATCGAGTTAAAACCATCTATGATATCTAATAATTCTTCTAATCTATACAACGATTCACCTAAATCAGAATTACATATAAAATTGTAAAATGTTGGATGAGTATCCATGTGATATTCCTCATCATTTATTTTCTTTATATTAATAAAATTAGGATGATCGCAATTTAATAAAAAGTTAGCTTGTTGTTTAAATTTATCTTTATGTACACCAGCAGTTTTAATTACTATGTTTTTATCAACATATACTTTATCACCGCTGTTTCCAATTAAAAGTTTACCATTATGCATCTTATATCTATTTTTGTGGAAAATATTTTATCAACATCAGAATCACCTATCATAATAAAATCACTTCTATCATAGTCAGAGAATTCATCAAAAATAATGTTACCCATATCAGGATACGGTTTTTTATTTTTTACATCATCTCGTGTTAATATTAAACTAAATAAATTTAAATCTATATTATGATAATGTAATAGTCTAGTTAAATTTTCTTTAGATGAATTTGAAGCAATTATTACATGGTCAAATATTTTACTCTTTATTAAGTAAAATAAAACTTCATTAACTTTAGTATTATGTAAAGTTTGGTTAAAAAATTCTTTTTTAAGTTGTGAGGATTTTTTAATTTCATCTTTAGTTAATTGAAACTTTTCATGCAATAAATTAATACCATAATTTATATCGTTAAGAATAGCATCCTTTGGTATGTCAATATCTAAAGTTTTATTTAATGATTTCCTCCATGCTTCTGCATGAACTTCAATAGTTTTAATTAAAGTATCATCAAAATCAATGATTAAACATTTTTCCATTTTAATATTATTTAAATATTATACATAAATAATGAAAATGGTTTAAGTAAAATATTTATGCATAAAAAAAGACCATTAATATTAATGGTCTTTTGGTTTATAAGGGAATACCTTATAGGGAGAGATGAACTAATTAAAATGTTTATAAATTATTTTTAGTTTCTTGTACATGTACTCTAAGTTTTTGAGCTAAGTTTTTAATTTCTTGCATAGATTTACGAATTCTTACTGCAGCTGCCTTATTACCCTTTACATAAAACTTTTCGATGTCTTCCTCGGTGTTTTCTATTAATGATTTAATTTCTTTAAATGTTTCCATGATTTATGTTTTTATTTAATGTATATATTTCTGTTTTTATAAGTAATTTAAAACTTTCCCTTTCGGTTTCTATAAAAGCTTGTTAATTTAGGTATATACATATATTTATGACCTGCTTTTTTAATTGAATCCATCATTCTCTTAAACATATCAACATCAGCTTGTATAGTTTTTGTTAAAGGTATTTTAGGATTAGTTTTACTTTGTTGATCAGGATTTCTGTATCTTAAATCCCCTGTCATTGAAGGTCTCCATGACATAGCTGAATGACTTACATCACCATGAGTATAACCTAAATTATTAGGTTCAATTTTTGTCATATGTCTTTCTTCACTAGGTTGATACATAAACTTTTTTGAGGAATTATTAGCATCAACTTTTTTTCTGCTTCTAGTAAAAACATAAGCTAATTCAGGATACTGTGTATATGCTTTTGCTAATAATTCAAGGTGATTAGGTTTCCATTTATCATCATGGTCTAATCTAACTATATAGTCAATACCATCATTTTTTGCTAGTTCTAAACCCTTGTTCATTGCGCCAGCACCTGCAGTATACCTAAATTGTTGTTTTGTATATCCTTTATTTCTTTCTCCTGGTGTTTTCATATTATGAAATTTACATTTGCCCTGAGGCATAACTTCACTAATAACAGTTTTAATTTCTTCATCACCATCATAAGCATCGCCAACTAAATAAACTACATAATTGTCATATTTCTGGTCTCTAATTGAACCTAATGAAGCCTTAAGTAAATCAGGAGTATTCATAAAGTTTTTACGACCAGTTTGCGCAGCACCATCTGATATTTTGTGAGTAGGAATTACAATACCAAACTTAATATTTTTGTTAATTTTATTATTAAGATTAGCTTCTAATAGGATGCTAAAGTTGGAATCATTGACGCTTTCATTTAATAGAAAGTCTTCGTATGAAAATATCATATTATTTTTTATATTTTTTAAAAGAATCTATTACTCTACCTAAATCATCATTTGACATCGAAGAACCTGAAGGTAAACATATACCACATTTAAATAGATTATCACTAGTTCCATTTATATATTTAGTTCTGTTAAATAAAATAGGCTGCCTATGCATCGGGTACCACACTCTCCTAGCTTCTATATTTTTATTATTTAAATGATTAATCATTTTATTTGGCTCAAAACGCTCATTAGAAATGCCACATGTAAGCCAATAGTTACTTCTAATAGTATTACCTTCAGTTAAAATACAATCAAACCAGTCTCCTAATTCACTCTTATATATTTTATGAATTTCTCGTGTCCTTTTTATTCTTTCTTCAATTACATTAATTTGACCAATTCCTATTGATGCTACAATATTACTCATTCTATAATTATAACCTAATTCTTTATGATAATAATATGGCTTATCTTCTTTAGCTTGTGTTGATAAAAATCTTGCTTTAGTTGCAAGAGTTTTATTATCAGTTACTAAAATACCACCACCTGATGTAGATAAGAGCTTATTTCCATTAAATGAATAAATGCCAATATCACCCCATGTACCGGTATGTTTATTTTTGTAAGTAGATCCTAGAGATTCAGCTGCATCCTCAATTAAGGGAATACCATAAAAATCAGATATTGATTTAATAGTAGTTAAATTAGAAGGCATACCAAAAACATGAACTAGAAGTATCGCCTTTGGTTTATTATTTTTCTTTATTAAATCAATAATTGATTGTTCTAATAAATACGGATCCATGTTCCATGTATTACTTTCTGAATCAATAAAAACTGGATTTGCTCTTTCATATAAAATAGGATTAACTGATCCTATGAATGTCATAGTAGAGCATAAAACAGTATCATTTTCTTTAATACCTAAAACTTTAAGAGCTAAATGAATTGCACTTGTACCAGAATTAACTGCCACTGCATGATTTGATCCTACATAAGTCTTAACCAACTCTTCAAACTTATTAAGTTGTGGTCCAATTGGAGCTACCCAGTTTTGATCAAATGCTTCTTTGATATAATTAAGCTCATCGCCTGACATATGTGGAGGTGATAAATATATCCTTTTCATAATAATTCTTTAAATGTACAAGGGTTACCAAAGGCTTTAGTATTATCAGGAATGTCTCTAACTACAGTTGAACCAGCACCAATTATACAATTCTTACCTATAGTAATTCCAGGTATAATAGTTGTACCAGCCCCTATAAAAGTCCCTTCACCTATAGAAACATTTCCACATAAAGTACAACCTGGTGCAATATGTACAAAATCTCCAATAACACAGTCGTGATCTACATTAGCATTAGTATTAATTATACAATGATTTCCTATTTTAGTATTTGTTTGTATAATCGCACCATGAAATATGACAGAACCTTTACCTATATTATTATCTTTTGGTAGTATACAAGATTTACTAATTAAAGTATAAAAAGATTCATTCTTTAATATACCATAAGCTCTTTCCTTTCTAATTGTATTATCGCCTATTCCTATTATCCAATGGCCAGTGTCAATTTTTAAATAATCCTTATCATCCATAATAGTACCAAGTTCCTCATCTATATTATGTTCTATTATTGATTTTATAACTTTTGCATGACCACCTTTACCAAATATATTTACTTCACTCATACTAAGATTCTCTTTTAAATTCTGAAACTATATTTTTAACTATTGATATTATTTTATAAAAATCATTATTTTTAATTTCAGCTAATTTTTCTATTTCAGGTATTAATGATTTAAAGTTTAATTCAGTATGATTAAGCTTCATAATATTAGGATCTTTTGTTGGGATTGTGTTTTCACCATTACATAAAAGTTCTTCATATAATTTTTCACCAGGCCTTAACCCAATAATTTCAATACCAACATCATCATCTGCTAAAGAAATAAGTTTTTTAGCCAAATCAAATATTTTTACAGGTTCACCCATATCAAATAAATAAATTTCACCACCTTTGCCGATTGAGGAAGCTTGTAATACAAGTTGACAAGCTTCCTGGATAGTCATAAAATACCTAATAACGTTTTTATGTGTAACACTAACAGGACCACCTGTGTTAATTTGGTCTATGAATGTTGGAATTACTGATCCTTGACTTCCTAAAACGTTTCCAAATCTGGTTGTAATAAACTGTGTATTTGATTTTTGATTTAAGTACTGGGTATAAATTTCAGCAATTCTTTTTGTAGCACCCATTATATTAGTAGGATTAACCGCCTTATCAGTTGATACCATTACAAATTTTTCTATACCATAGTGATACGAAACATCTGATATATTTTTTGTACCTAATACATTAGTTTTTATTGCCTCTATTGGATTACTCTCCATCATAGGAACATGTTTATATGCAGCTGCATGAAAAACTACATTAGGCATAAAGCTTTCAAAAATTTCATTAAGTCTATTTTTATCCCTAACGTCACCAATTACATATCTTATATGAATATTTTTATTAAACTTAGAAATTTCTTGTTCTAAATAAAAAAGAGGTGTTTCAGCATTATCATATACAATAATAGAACTTGCTTCAAACTTTATTAATTGTCTAACGATTTCACTACCAATAGACCCACAACCACCAGTGACCAATACTCTCTTCCCTTTAATATAAGAAAGGATTGTATCTTTATTAGTTAAAATAGGTTCACGATTTAATAAGTCGTTATAATTAAGACTTTTTGGATTCAGTAAATTTTTCATAATTTAATACAGTTGATTCTAATAGACCCTTTGATATTAAATTATTTATCAATGGTATTTGTGATGGTGTTATTCTTTTTTGTACTTCTTCATAATCTAAAAAACCAGCCCAATCAACCTCATCAAGCTGTAATTGGTTTTTAGAAATTCTTAAATCATTGATACCTAATTGAGATAAGCTATCTATTTTAACTATGTAGTAATATACTATTTTATTATAACTCTTTTTCTTTTTTGATGAAGATGAAACAAAAAATGTATTTTCTTTTTTATCTATTATTTTCCTAGGAACCGTAATCCCAACTTCTTCTTTAGTTTCTCGTATTGCAGCTTCTAGATAAGTTTCGCCTTTATCTACGCCCCCTTTAGGAATGCCGTATGAATTATACCATCTTCGATTAGTAGGATGAGCTAGTAGGATTTTATTATCATATATAATTGCTAAACCTGCTGATGTTTTCTGTTTCATTGTTATTTATTTTATTCTTCACTAATTATACTAGGATTTTGTTTTATAGTCTGCTTAGTAATTAAGTCTTTTAATTTAGTAGTAGACCAATTATGAGACCTGGATGTATAAATAACTTTGATAGGTAAATCATCACCAGTGAACGGTTGGCCAATATAATCTTCTCCTAAAATCCTAAGATCAGGTTTCCAATATTTTATTAAATCAAGCAATTCTTCTTCAGTTTGATACATGTATACTTCATCAATATATCTGATAGACATTAGTGCTTTATACCTATCCCATTCAGGTATAACAGGTTTATATTTAGATTTTCTATGCTCAGATGGATCTCGTTGTAAAAATACTATAAATCTTTCACAATGCTTTTTTGCTTCTTCAAAAGTATGAATATACCCAGGGTGTAGTAAATCAAAATTACCTGCAACAAATCCTAAATTATATTTTTTCATTATATCTGTTTTTATATTATATGCAATAAATGTAAATAAGTTTAAAAGCAGGGGGTAGCGAAGCCCCTGCTTTAATTTCCGTTAACAAAAACGGTCCTAAATGTGACTATGTTTCAAGCCACCAAATCTTTATTACCCTTCACAGCTTTCACATTCCAAAATGTTTCGGCTAAATTGCTGAGCTGAACTTTGACTAAATTGATAGTATAGGGTTTTAACACCTTCTTCCCAAGCATATAGATATAATTGATTAATATCTTTAGCAGGTACACTTGGATGGATCATCAGGTTTAAACTTTGTGATTGGTCAATATATTGTTGACGTTGTGCTGCTTGTAAAACTAATTCTTTTGGTGTAATTTCTACAAAAGATTTGAAAACCTCTTTGGTTGGAAAATCTAAATGTTGTACACTACCATCTTTCTTTAAAATACCTTCCCAAACTTCTGGTGTATCTAAGTCATATTTTTTTAGTTCTGCCTTTAAGAAAGGATTTTTATAAACTTGTTTTACTTTAGCTAGGTCTTTAATAAAATAATTAGATTTAATTGGTTCAATACCCATACTCACTTGCCCTAAAATAAAAGAACTAGATTTTGTAGGTGCAATTGCCATTAAAGTTGTATTAGCAAAACCTTTTCTTAAAGATTTAACCCCACGTTCATCATGTAACCATTTAGATGCATCCTCAGAACGTTCTTTAAGTGTTTTGAATATTCTTGCATTTAATCCTTTGGCTGCCAAAGATTCAAATTCTAGGAGCTTAGATTGTAATAGTGAATGATAGCCTAAAACACCTAAACCAATCGCTCGATGTTGCTCTGCAAATCTCCAAGCCCTTTTCATACCTGGCATATTATAAGACTTTTGAATAAATTCGTCCATTACTGCATTTAAAAACAAGGTATAAGTTTCAATGGCATCGGTTTTTTCAATTTCATCCCAGTGTAATAGATTAATACTACCTAAACAGCATACAAATGAATTAAAACTATCAGTTGGAAGTTGAATTTCACTACAAAGATTTGAGGCTGTAATTTCTAAACCTAACTCTTTATATGGTGAATTATTATTAGAATTGTCTTTAAACATAATATATGGAAACCCAAACTCACTACGACGTTGAATAATTTTAGCCCATATTTTACGTTTATTAGAATCACCAGCTTTCATTTCTTCCATCCAAGCATCCGTGACTGTAATTCCATATTGTAAATTTTGAATCGGATTACCTTCGCCACCAATTTCTAAGAATTCTAAAATATCTGGATGTTCAACCGGTAAATAAACAGCACAGGCTCCTCTCCGGGCTTCGGATTGTTTACATACATCAACTGTAGTATCATACATTCTAGCATAATGAACCGGCCCATCGGCAGTTCCACCAGTAGAAATCTTTTCACCTCTAGCTCTAATATTACCTAAGTAGATAGAAGTTCCACCACCATATTTACTCATCATACCTATTTCTCGACCGGCATTAAGAATACTATCTAAAGTATCATCTACATTACTACCATAACAACTGATTGGAAGTCCTTTATCTTTACCGAAGTTAATCCAAACTGGAGTGGAAAGACTATAGAAACCTCTTTCCATATACCCTTCAAACTTTTTAGCAAAGCCTTCAATTTTTAAATACTTTTCAGCTGTGTTTGCAATATCTTTAATTCTCTGTTCTGGTGTTTCGTCAATGTAACCCCTAGATAAAAATGTACGGCTATCTTCATTGAGCCAATAATTCCTTTCGTATTTCATGTAATTTTTGTTTTTAAATATTAAAATAAATCGTCTTCTGTAATTGCCTTACTCTTTTTATTATAATCAATACTTTTCTTATAGAAAAAATCTCCCTCTTTAGTTGAAAGTATTTCTACATCAAACCATGTAGTTGTTTCTAGTTTATTTATATCAATTTCAAAAATAGGTTCCATATCAATTCGTTTCAAAGAGTTGTTAAAACGGTTTTTGATAAATTCTTTAACCGTATCTTTTGGTAAAAAGTCTAATTCACCATGTTCAAAAATCCAGTCTAATATATCACATTCAGCTTTATATGCTTTTTTACTAGCAGAATAAATTAATTGGTTAAATTCTTCATCAAACCATTCTGGGTTTTCTTTTTTAATAATATTAATTACTTCTGAACCAAAATTACCATGTATGTCTTCTTCCTTACTAGTAGCTTCAACTACATTTGAAATACCTTTAAATATATTTCGGTCTTTATTAAAGCTCATCATAATTAAAAATTGACTAAATAAACTTACATGTTCTATAAATAGTGAAAACAATAAAACTGATTTAGTATACATTTTATCATCTCGACTACGAGTGCCGTTTAAATATTTTTTTAAGTAGTTAATTCGACCTTTAATTGCTGGTATTTCCACCACAGTTTTAAATTCTTCTTCTAAACCTAAGATTCTGATTAATCTAGCATAAGCATCTTTATGTCTAACCTCAGACTCGGCAAAAGTCATACCCACATCACCAATTTCTGTAATTGGCATTCTTTTATACATGTCTGCCCAGAAAGTTTTTACACTTACCTCTATTTGTGCGATAGCCAACATTGTTCTTTTAATAGCCTCACGTTCACTATCATTAACTTTTGTTTTAAAGTCATTAATATCAGTAGTAAAATTAAATTCAGTATCTATCCAGTATGAATGTCTAATGGCATCTTTATACTCTAATAATTGAGGATATTGATACGGTAAAATGTTAACTCTAGGTTCAAAAATGTTGTTTTCCATGTTTATTATTTAATTTTTAAGAAAAAAAATAAGGCAGTAAACCTTATTTTGTTGGGTATATTATTTATTAGTCTATGAAAAAGAATATCATAATTATTTTTAGACTTTAAGCTCTTTTTCCATGTCATATGCTTTTTGTTGTAATTCAAAAGATGTTTTCTTATACTCACGTCGTTGTGAATAGAGTCTTGTTAATATTGTTTTAAGAATTGATTTTTCAGTAGAATATACTGCTCCTGTAACTGAAACAATTTTATCATCAGATTCTTCTTGTTTTCTTTTGTTAGAATCAACCTTTTTTATAAAGCTCTCAGGTGATACATTTAATTGTCTCATAATTGAAGGATATAGTGAAGCAAAATCAAATGCAGCAACAGCAGAGTGTTTACCTGTTTTAGGTTCTTTAACAAAAGCACCTTCATATTGTTGTCTTTTTACTGGTGGTGCTTTAGGATCTTTTGCCATAACTCTGTTTGATGATAAAAATTCTCTTGCTAATAAAGATTCAGTAATTGCAACAGGTGAACTTGCTTTAAATATACTAATTTCACTCATATGAGCAATAGTTAAAGCAATTTCCATTGTTTTAATTTTTTTATGAATTAAATATACCAATGCAGTATCAATTGCATTATAAAAAATATATTTAGGATACTCCCTTTCGTACATATCTTGGATAGTGCCATCATATTTAACCTTTTTAACCCCAACAACAGCTTCACCTACTGTATCTAACTTAAAATCTTCTTTAATATCAACAGTTCTATCCCATTTTGCATAGATATCTAAATAATCGGTTATACCTACATGGCATGGGAATTCATCCCTACCAAAGAGACGATCGATGGGCGATGCTATTGAAGGATCTATACCAAGTTTTCTTGATCGAGTAATTATATACTTCCAGTCAAAATTAATATAATTCCATCCTGTCATCATTGGCATTTTTCTAACAAATGATTTAAGAAAGGTATACATCATATCATATTCTGACTTAAAATGTTTAAAATGAAAACTAAAAGTTTCATTTAAATTAGAAAAATGTTCATCAATTTGTTTTTGTATTTTATTTTGCTTTTCTCTACTTAAATCTTTAGTAGCCAAAACAATACATTCCTTAGATGGAGTAACAATACATATTGCTGTTACTGGGTTTTCTGCTTTAGAAGGTTCTGGGAATGAATCAGTAACCTCAACTTCAATATCAACAAAATAAGTCTTAGGATAATAGTACCCATATATTAATTTCTTGTCGGATTCAGGTAATGAATATAAATATTCTATTTGACGATACTTATTTAAATACCTAGACCTAGCTTTTTTAACCGGTCTACCATCCCAATTAGTTATTTTTGGATCTGCTTTAGGATCACCTTCTGAGCAGACTTCCCAATTAAACATATCATCAGGTTTTAAGTCATATATTTTAAATCTAGTTTCACCATTTAAGTTATAATAAGATACCCATAATTGTCTATCTTCTTGAGTTATGTCTAATAGCATATATTTTTATTTTAGTAATTATTTCGTTGTCTTTCCCAATTCGCTTCGTTCTTACTTAGGTAGTAATTATAAAATTCTTTAGGTGTTATTCCTAATGCTAAACCTGCATTAAATACAAAGTGCATTACATCAATCCACTCCATCTTAAGTTCCTTAAGATCTCCTGGTGATAAATCAGATAGTGATTTTTGTCTAATATCTTTATTAGCAGACTTCCATGGCTTCCATGCTGCATTACCTACACCATCATCAATACCTCCTACTGCATCTACCATTTCATGAAGTTCATCTATAATTGCATGATTAGTTACCATAAGAAAATCAATAACATCACCTATATTCATTTCAGAAAAAGGTTTACGACCTTGTTTCTTAAAATACATTTTTTGAGTTTCTGCTTGTAGCGAATATAAATCTTCTAATGAATTTTTAGATTTACTATATCCGTTTTCTGTAAAATAATCTCTTACTTCGAGATCCTTGCATTTATTATCAGTATTAGCCATATATTTTTATTTTTATATTGATTATAACAATTTAGTTTACTATAATCTTATTAAGATTTTAAAGATTTAATAATAGCACTGTCATTAAATATTTTACCTAAATCACTGTAAGGGCATGAACTAATATCTTGAGAAAGTCCAAACGGTTGATATAAATTAGTAGGAAAATCAACCTTTAAGTCAAATTTATTTGGTGTAATGTTATCATGTAGATCATACCCAAATATCTTTGGTTTAGTAGTTACCCAACACACTGTTGATTTTAAACCTAGACTAGCAGCTAAGTGTTGTGAAAATGAATCTATTAGTAATCTCTTATCAGACAACATTAATAAAATTGCTATACTTCTATAATTATCTAAAGCTTGTAAAGTATCTGGATATATTTTTTGATCCTCTCGTTTAATATGAATGATAGTATGACTATCTTTAAATTTTTGGATTACATTTAGTATAGTAGGCTCTGGGATATCTCTAGTCCATGAATAATTAAATCCTTGGTTTTGTGGACCTCCATTTGGCTGTATTACCAAAATAGGTTTTTCTGTTTGGTAAAAGGGTGAAAAATAATCTATTTCAGATTGTGTTAAATATAATTGTGGAGTTTCACCATTATATTCCATTCCCCACTGTTTACACCAAATATTAAATAAATGATCTTTTTCTAAAATAAAATCTGAGTGTGTATATGGATCAGTGAAATACAATTTAGTATCAGATTCATTTCCTTTAATATGATTTTGATAAAAAGCACCATGTTGCCCATTTTGATGAATTTCATCCACTAAAGGATTATTCTTAAATACATCAGTGTAACCACAAACTACATGAATCTTATCAGTTGGATGATATTTTTTAATAACCTTTAATATAGCGGTTGCCATAATATGTTTACCTAAACCTCCGTCAATGTGAAATATAACTTGCATAACTTTTTTTATTTTTAATTTCTTATATTTGATTTATAGTTAAAATTAACCTTTACTGTATTAAAAGGGTCAAGTTTCTTAATTAAGTATTTGCCTATAGGGCTATTATTATAACTCATATGATAAAGTATTTTAGCATAAAAATTATCAACCTCCATACCTGATGTAGGTAACATAAAATAAGATTCTTCAATTAATTTGCGGTTTAAACCATAAGCATATGCTCCTACTATTTGACCATTAAAATGATTTTCTACAGTTCCACCAAAGTATAACATATCCCAATTACTAAGAGTATTTAAATTTTGATTTAATATTTTATTTGGATCTTCTGTAAAATAAATATCATCCTCTAAAATTAATATTTTTTGATAATTTCTTTCTATTGCTATATCTATTGCTAATTTATGAGATGCCCTACACCCCATACTACCTAAGATATATTTTTCATCAAATTTATTAAAATTACGCCAAAATGATTTATCAGGTATACTATTAAAAACTACACCAGGAATTCTTTCGTAATTTGTTATATTATATTTTTTAAATTGGCTAAGAATATTTTTATTTCTATTAATGTCCTTATCTAAGTTAATATAAAAAACTTTATCAAAAAAATTATTTAAATCATAAATCATACTAATAATAATTAAAATGTTGATAAAACCAATCATAGTTATTTCTAATCCAATTACTACCAGTTATTCCTAATATTTTGTTAGCATCTGATTTAAGTGGTTTAACTTCGTTTCTAATAATATGATCACCAAAGATACCATGTATTTTATCATCTTCATGTGTTACTTGTTCAATATTTGAAAAGTCATGTTCATACTGGTTTACACCTAAAAAGTTATAGATCTTATTTAGTTCAACATGAGGTTCTTTAGTTAAATTTTCATATTTAATGAATAGTATTTTTTTATAAATTTCCTGTGATATGATATCCCTTAACCAATCAAAACTTAAACCAACTGGTGGAGTAGTCGCAAAATGATCTATTCTCTTTTCAACCGTAGTTCCTTTTAACTCAGGATTATTAATAATGCCAGAATTAATGTGAGGATTTTTTCTATAATTTTTTTCCATAGATGCAAATATATCTCTAGGATCTCTAATCATACAAATAATCTTAGGATCAGTATAAAAGCTATTTAAAAAATCATAATTAACACCCCATGCTCTTGATTTATCAACTATATATTTTTTATTGGTTATATTAGAAAAATATCCTTCTAAAGCGCCTTTACAGTAACCCATAAAAGCTCTTTTCATTATATCTTTATCTTGTGCTTTAAATTCAGGAGATTCTGAAAAGGCATTTTTAGATCTATATAGCATTTCCAATAATCCTGATGTAGGCGTTGTATAAAAATCTGGATTTTGTCCTAATATGTTTTGTAATAAAGTACTACCAGATCTTGGTAAAGAACTCTGAAAAAATATTTGTTTCATTACTTTTGTATATACTGATGTGTTGATATGTCTACAGTACCAGGACCATATTTTTTATTTAATTCATTTAAAAATTGAGTTTCCCTGGTATTTATTTCTGTTAAATTAAAATAAGATTCCTCCGTTTTCTTTTCATTGTTAATTTCAGAAAGTTTAATTTCACCTAACTTAATTAAATGTTCAATTTTTTTATTATAAATTTCATTACTAATTTTTATTTCTTCTTCTGTTAATTTTATGTGATTATTCATGGAGATGTATTTAATAGTGTTTTTAATTTACTGCTATTCAACGATGGTAATGCTACAATGTCATTTGATGCTTGTCTATAGTTATATAATTTATAATTGGATTTGTTTTTTATATAATTATAAATTTCTTCCAAGATAGAATAAAATCTTGATTGACCATCTAATTTACTATAAGTTAAATATTTTTCACATGTAGATTTAATACTTTTTTCTATAACTTGTAAATTTTCAATGGTTTTTAGATTATCCAAAGATTTTAAATTTGTTTCTTTAGTAGATATAACCAATATCTTATCAAACATTCTACTTAATTTTTGATAATTTAAATATTTAGTATAATGTAAAACTAAAATTTTAGTTAAGTTTTTATCTGATTTAATATTGTTTAAGTAAGACTCTGAAAGACCTACAGGATCTCCATTTTGATCTAAATGTTTTGCAATAACTGAAGGGACTATTGATATTTTTTTACCTAGGCCTCTAATTCTTCTAGATAATATAAAATCAGGGGCAGCGGTATCATCGTACAGTTCTCTATAGTCATGTAAAGGTATAATCTTTTTAATATCTGCACCTAAAACTAACATACACCCATTACCTACAAATCCTACATCTTTATAATTAGTTGTAGTTAAATCATCGATTGATATTTCTTTCCAAATTTTTTTATTTATACTACAAACTATTCTACGTTTTAGTTCTTCATTACCTGTGACTATAGTAGGTCCTAACCATTTTTTATTAAAATAAATACCACTTGCTATACCGCAATTATGTATTTTATGATATGATTTATATAGATGATTTAGTGTGTATATAGGTGGAATAGTATCATCATCAACAAAATGAATATAAGTTTCATTTTTAGCTGAATTTAAACCTATATCTATATTTTTTAAAGCTGACCTATGCTTTAGTAGAGTATCTTTATTTCTAGTAAATGTTTCCCATTCATCCCAACTTAAATTAGAATGGCATTTCATGTTACCTGATACAAAGATTATTTTATTATATTTTTTATTTAAATTTAACCCTTGTATCTTATTTTTTAGTGATTTAATAAAATCTGAATTACAGCCTAAAATTAAATATAAATTTAATTCGTTAATTTCATTAGGGATTTCTAAATTTTTAAAATAATTTAAAAGAGGATCAATAGAATACTCTCTACCAATTATAATACTTACTATCCCACATGATATTTTATCCATACATCTTTAAGTACTACAGTTCTACAGTTAATAATACATTACCTAGACCATGGTAAACCATCAATAAATTCTGGATTTTCAATACGCTGAATTTTTTCATCTAACCTAGACTCAAAGTCTTGTTTAATTTTGTTAATTGAATCTGTACCTACTGCAGATTGAACCCAGCCTAAAACTATTTCTTCTGTTAGTTCATCAAATGGTATAAAATCTTGAGAAGATGGATCACCTTCTAATGTAACCATTCCAACCTTTCTATCACTAACTTCTTTCTTTTTAAATTTCATTATATAAGTTACCTCAATTACTAATCCAGTTGATGGTATTCTTTTTATATTTGCTATATTCCAAATAGTTTCCATGATCTATTATTTTTTATTATATATTTAATTTTTGATTTGTTTATAAATACTAACGACGGCAACTTATTGTAGTTTTAATTTGACCTCGTTCGATTAGTATACCAAAACCTTGTTCAGTATTGTAATACCCATCCTTTAATAATACCTCACCGGAACTATCACTGTATGCATTACTACCTATATTAAGACCATTGTCAAAGTATGCAGTGTTTTCTATTCTAGCTTCACAAACTGATTTCGAATCGGTTAGTCTAGATATATCAATAGCAGTTAAAGGTGGGTTTTTTGATCCAC